TTGATTGATAAAATTTGTTGCATCTGCATTACTAGATGTTGCATCCGCATTACTAGATGTTGCATCCGCATTACTAGATGTTGCATCCGCATTACTAGATGTTGCATCCGCATTACTAGATGTTGCATCATACATAGCCGAAATCCATGCATCTGCTTCATCATCAAAGTTGAAATCATGTTCATCATCAAACTCATCCACAGATGTATGTGTATTATTTACTGGAACAGTTTGAATAATGGGTCGTTGATTTGGAATAGATTGATTTATACGATAAGATAATGTTGATTGATTAGTAAATTGTCTTGGTAAATTTCTCAATTGACTATGTGTATTAGCATTCGTTAAACTTGGATTAACAATTAATGAATTGATATTATTCAATTGTTGAGACATAATGTTAATATAATTTGAATTAATATCTTGAAACCTTTCACAAAGTTCTATATATTTATTGATATTTTCTTGATTTGTATACATATATTAGTGATATAATATCCTTTTAAATATGTTTTAAAAGATGTATAAAGAATAAATTATATATATAATAAAGAATAATGGAAAAATATAAAGGGAAAGGGATTACAGGATTAGCAAATTTAGGAAATACCTGTTTTTTGAATTCAACAATTCAATGTATATCTCATACGTATGAGTTAACTAATCTTTTGGAGAGAGACAATGAAAAGTATTTTAATAATAAACCGGATGTAGATACAATTATTTGTAAAGAATGGGACAATTTGAGAAAAGTAATGTGGAGTGAAAATTGTACAATTGCCCCAAATAGATTTGTATCCACAATACAAAAGGTTGCAAAATTTAGAGATAGAGATGTATTTACAGGTTTTGCACAAAATGATGTTCCAGAATTTCTGTTATTTTTTATGGATGAGATACATAATGCATTGAAAAGACGTGTGAAAATGTGCAATTCCGGAAACGTTTTGAATGAAAAAGACAAACTAGCCCAAAGGTGCTATCAAATGCTTTCAGATTTGTTTTCAAAAGAGCATTCAGAAGTGATTGATACATTTTTTGGAATTTATGTATCTCAAATATTGGATATGTCAAATAATATTTTAGTTCAAAATCCAGAGCCATTCTTTATGGTTAATCTACCAATTCCACAGAAAAATAGTAAACCAACAATTTTGGATTGCTTCGATATGTACACATCGAATGAAGAAATGACAGGCGATAACCAATGGTATAATGAGAAAGAAGATAAAAAACAAGATGTTCAGAAAAATATTAAATTCTTCTCTCTTCCAAACATTTTAGTTATTGATTTTAAAAGATTTAATAATATGAATAAAAAAAATAATATATTTATTGATTTTCCTCTTGATGAATTAGATTTATCAAAATATGTGATAGGATATGATAGTGAAACATTTAAATATGAATGTTATGGAATATGTAATCATGCAGGAACATCAAATGGAGGACATTATACATCATTTGTGAAAACGATAGATGGTGATTGGCATCTTTTTAATGACACACATATATCAAAAATCAGTAATGATAATAAAGAAAAAATAAAATCTCCACACGCGTATTGTTTATTTTATCGAAAAAAAATAGATGCTGTATAAAAAAATAGATGCTGTATATATACAATGAGTTTTTATTTGGATACATATGATTCGTTTAACCATAAATTTAGGGACTATAATCCAATGGTAATTGTTACAGTTGTAATAGTTGCTCTATTTTATTATTTTGTTTTTAGTTCTTTAGGTTCAAGTACAAATTCAAATACTAATTCTCCATTTATGTCAAGTGTTTCACAAACAGCATCTAAAAGTACATCTGGTTCAGGTATGGGAATGATGGAATTGTTTTTTTGGGGATTATTATTATTTTTAATTGTAATTAATGGATTACAATATTTATTTTCTCTCGACATTAATGCAACAATTAAGGGTATATTTACAGCGACACCTGAAATAGATATATCAGTTGATGACAAAGAGAGAAATAAACTACCTGTTGACGAGATAATGTTTGAAAAGCAAGTATTTCATATACCAGAAAACAAATATACATATGAAGATGCGAATGCAATGTGTAAAGCATATGATGCGCGTTTAGCATCATATGATGAAGTAGAAGAGGCATATAAAGATGGTGGTGAATGGTGCAGTTATGGTTGGTCTAATGATCAATTAGCATTGTTTCCAACACAAAAAAAAACATATGATAAACTCCAAAATATTAAAGGTCATGAGAATGATTGTGGTCGCCCAGGTATAAATGGTGGATTTATAGATAACAAAAAAGTAAGATTTGGTGTTAATTGTTATGGATATAAACCTGAAATAACACCAGAAGAGAGAAACTTAATGAGTGAAACACATCATTATCCAAAAACAGAAAAAGATAAACGATTGGAGAGAAAAGTTGAAAAATATCGCAGAAATTTACCAAATATATTGGTCTCTCCATTTAATAATAAACGATGGAGTATAATCTAATTTAATTTTTTGATTTAGAACGTGTTTTTTTATTTGATTTTTTATTTTTCTTACGAGATTTTATATTATATTTGTTTCTCTCATTGGGTGAAACAAGTTCTAACAACTTATCATAAACACTTTCTTGAATTGTAGTTATATTGTCTTGTAATGTTTCGAATGTTTTTTCGTTTTTTTTTGAATTGAAATTTTGCTGAATATATAATAATCCCGCAGGGACAGCCAAGTCTTTAAATATACTAGCAAAATGACCTCCTTTCTGTTTAGACATTTTTTTATTTGTATCAATATCTGAATTAGTATTTGAAAAATCCATATCTGAATTAGTATTTGAAAACATTGGTGCATAACTATTCATAATACTATCAACAGTATACCCGCCAATATTTGTTTTCCCATCTTTTGTTTTTGTGTACACACAATTATTAAAGTCTAAACCTTCTGATTGGTCTTTGTTCATTATATAATAAAAGCATACATAATTTTTAAATTATTTGTCCCAATTATATTTTTTATTTAGTTTATCAAAGTTTTTTTGCATCTCAAATGTTTTTTTATTTTTTCTTTCTTCTTTAATCTTATCAATCGAATTGATTAGAGGTTTAGCTAATGATGGGTCATCTTTAAATATATCCATGTTATAATCTCTAACCAAATGATGTTTAATCATATGATAAAAATCAACTGCATGTGTTGTTGTTGCTCTCTTTAAAAAATCACAATCTTCATTTTTGAAGTGTTCAAAATAATCATTGAAGATTTTATCTACTTCTGGTTCAAGTTCACTTTCCAACTTATATGTCCATTCATTATTCAATATATTGAATGTTTCTCTACATTCTAAATAATCTTGCAACTGTAAGTGTGAAATTTTTGAATATTCTTTTGATGTATCATATTCTTCATCACTATAATAATCATCCATAATTTACAATTTTGATAACGTATACATAATATGTATGAAGTCTTCTTTAAACTGTTTATTATCATTAATCATAAATCCTGAACTTTGGATTGAATCATTTAATTCATCGAAGAATCTTTTAGCCATTGTACCATTTGTAATTGGTTCATCACTTAAACTATTATTATAAAACGGTTTTGATAACCATTCATTTACGTGTCTAACATATCTTGACCGTTGGATTTTATGATAAAGAGTATCATCTTTATAACTTTCATCGAAATATGTCATGTGATTATTAGACAATGTTGTTAAACAGTTTAGATCGTCACCATAATGTGTTGTTTTTGGGTATTTAAAATAGCTCATATTTAAATATATATATCAAATTATATTTAAATAGATTATGAATAATATCTTTTGATATTATCTACAAACTTACTCTTTTCATCACGTTTCTGTTTAATATATTTAAGAATGTTATTCACCTTTTCTGTATCATCGAACAGTTCTTCCAAACATTCCTTAATAAGTTTAACAGTCAATGGTTGAGCAACCTTAACACTCTGAAATTTCAATTTTCCATCTGAAATTTCAACAATTGCATTATTCAAATTATTAGAATTAACTGTTTCATATACATCTGTTGAAATAATTTCTCTTTTTTGACGCAATTCTTTTAGAGAATCAGTATGTTCTTTAATCTTATTATCGATTGTTACCCATGTTTTAATTTTATCTTCAAAACTCATTTTATAATATATATTATATCATGCAGTCTTTAACCTGTTTTGTATTATTTATTTTCTAGAACGTTTAGACTTTCGTTTAGTTCGAGTTTTCTTATGACGTCTGTGTTGAACTGATTTTTGTGCTTTATACATTATTAGGGGCAATAATGCTGTTTTTGCTGCACCAAATGCGTTTGTTAACAAACTACCACCACTAATTTTACGTTTACGTCTGTGTGTTTGTTTACGTTTATGTGTGCAACCTTTATGTCTTCTAGAGTGAGTTTTATTTTTTGTATATCCTTTCATTCTATTATACATAATTAGAGAGAAAATATTATTAATTATATATATTTCCAAATTTAACGTAATACAATAATACACAAATTAATATAAAATTTGTTCCTAAAAATAAGATAAGTAATTCAATATAGGGACTAAACGACCTAAATAAAACTTTTAAAAAAGGACGAAATAAAATGTGTAACTCTTTTTTAACATCATCTCTATTTATAACTTCTATACATTCCTTTATCAATTTCTCTCTAAAAGTCATTTAAATATCCAAAATATTTTATTGCGATTTATTTAACAATTAAAAATATTTTATCAAAACATTATGGAAGTAATCAAAGTATTTAGGAATATTCAATATGATAAAATTACTATTGGGGAACCAAAACGCACAAATGGAGGTGAATATTTTGCAAATATCTATCTAAATAACCAACCTATTTATTTACAAACTCCTACTTGTTCTTCGCAAAATGGCATTATTTATAACGCAACTAAACCATATTGTGATCTTAATTTTAAAAAAGATAAAGATTGTAATGAATTTATTGAAACTTTACAATCAATTGAGGAACAAATTAAACAACAATTATACATTAATAATGATAAATGGTTTCAAACCAAATTAGAACTTGAAGATATTAATTATTTTTTTAACACTAATATTAAACCCCACAATAATAATTACTTATTTAGAACATTTATAACTAACAATAAAGACATCACTCATACAAAAAATATACAAATTTATAATGTTGAAGAAGAAGATATTAGTAGTGATGAAATTGTTAATAGTGATTTAATTACAATTATCCATATTAAGGGGGTTAGTTTTAAAAATTCAAGTTTTTATATGGATGTTGATATTAAACAAATTTTAGCTTTAGAGAGAAACAAAGAAAACAATAATGAAGTTAACAAATCAGATGATGATAATGAATCAAATAATGAAATAGGTGATGATAATCAATCAGAAAATGATAATGAATATGATTCAGAAAATGATTCAGAAAATGATAATGAATATGATAATGCACGTAATAAATATACTAATAATGATGTTTTAGATGAATTAGATATTGATTCCATAGATATCAATAAAAACGATAATATTAAATTAAGAGAACCAACAGATATATATAAGGAACTTTATAAAAAGGCAAAAGATAAGGCTAGAGAATCAAAAAGGCACGCCATTGTTGCTTATTTAGAAGCTAAAAATATCAAAAATGCATATATGATCGAAGATAGTAGTTCGGATGAAGAAAGTGATTTAGATAATTTATCTGAAATCAGTTATGAAGATTTAGGGAAATAAATGCTAATTGTACAAAAATATTTTATATTTATTTTATATAATGAACTTTAATAAAATATTTAAAAAGCATTTAACTCATTTAGTAATGTTGATTGCTGGTGTTGCTCTTTTATATGCGTTGTTTAATTATTCAACTACAAAAAATACTGTTAGAGATTCAATGAATAATGCTGGTGCTCTTAATAATGGTGTTCCTCATAATATTATTAATCCTCCTCAGTCCCCTGGACAGGGTGATATGGTTGATGTTGCTGGAAACCCACAACCTAGCCAACCTTTAGGACAAAATGGTAATTTTGCAAATGTTAATGGAACTACAACCTCGACTCATGGTATGGCTCCTGGATGTTCCAGAGAGCAGGTTGTTGATCCCGCTGAACTATTACCAAAGGACGAAAATAGTGAATGGGCTAAATTAAACCCTATGGGTGGTGGTGATTTAGAGAATGTTAACTTGTTGAAATCTGGTTATCATATTGGTATTAACACTGTTAGTTCATCATTGAGAAATGCAAACTTGCAGTTACGTTCCGAACCCCCAAATCCTCAAATGGCAGTTGGACCATGGAATAATACCACTATTTCTCCTGATATTAATCGTCGTCCCTTAGAGATTGGTTCTGGTGCAATGTAAATATAATTTAAAAAAGTATTTCATTTATTGTTTTTTTAAATTACAAATATATCAATTTTTATTTTTCTCTCATAGCAATCACATATTTTCCTTGGAAATTAATATATCCCGCCAATACTTCAGGTTTTATTCCACTTTTAGCAAATAATGATAGTATAACCATTCTTACTGAACTAGGTCTATCATTTGCAAGTCCTAATCTAAAATCGTCTGGATTTAATATATTTGATGCTTTATTATAATTACCTGTGTATCCACTGTTTTTAATCACAATATTAAGTTCTTGCGCGAAATCACCCAACATTTTCTTCCAAATCGCTTTTAATATTTCTCTCCTTGGATTTATAATATGTTGTTTCACTTCATCGAAAATATCAAGTCCGCTAACTATATATTCATTTAATGTATATATATTATTATCAGGCATAAGTTGTAGCATATTCGCAATGACATTAATTGAATTGTTAATATTCTCTCGTGAATTAAGAACAGTTGACTTTGTAATATCATCAATATCAATTGTTTCATCTAAAATAACAACATTGTCGACTTCTATAAGGAAATTGATGTTTAATTTTTTTGGTTCACTTGGTGAATGTATTGTTTTAAGCTGAATTTTATTATCTTTGTCATATATTAAAATAGACATATTACCTCCTTCAAAAGTAGATTCACTAATATTTCTACATGTTGATTGACCATCTATGATTGATGATATAGGACAAAAGAATTGTGGCATTACAGATGATTTGGTATTAACAGAATTATTAATATAATAGAGAGAATCTTTATATATCGAATCACGATATGGAATCTTGCCTCTTGTGGTCTTATTTAAATAATTTAGAAATTTAGATGACGTTTTTTTTACATTGCCTTTAAATACATTAGTTTTTTTTTCATAGTTAGCTTTATATATGTTTCTAGTAACAAAATTAATAAGATATGTGTCGTGTGTGCTTGGTATGTGTGATCGCAATATACCTTTTTTGCCCCCGGCTATTTTGAATAAAATGTTTTTTTGATGACTTAATAATTCTCTCTCAAATGTAGAATGGTATTGTATTTCGTTTTCAGATGTTTTAATATTTGATTCAACAGAATTATATATACATTTCATAATATGTCTATATGCTAATATATGTTCTTTATTAAGTTGTAAACCTTGTAGTTGTGATGCTGTTGTCATTTCATCTAAAATTTTAAAATACTTATTATACAGAGATTCAGTTTCTAATACTATTTTATCAGAAATAGATATAATATAGTCTAATATGGTATCACCATCAATATAATTTTCTTTGTTAAAATAATTTATAATTAAAAAGTAGAAAAGTCTTGCGTGTGTTATTACTGATTTTTCTAATTTAAATAATGTATTTAAATGACCTCTATTACGTTTATCAATTGTTGTTCTACGCGGGATTACTATTATTTTGTTGAAATCTTTTAATGATAATAATAATTCCTTATTGATATCTATTAAGTGTGGTTGTTTTATAACTTCTAAAATACTAATGAGTTGTTGTTTAATTAATGGTATGTTAATTTGTGTAAAATCGTATCTAGTTGATGTCAAATTAGTAATAGTTTCAACAATATCAATATCATTTGGTAACATAATTTTAGATAACTTATTAAAAAATGTTATATATGTATTTGGACTATGTCTTAAAGTAACATTTTCAATATTCGACGGATATTCCTGAAAAAAGTGTGATAATACTTCTGTCATATTAAATTCATTAACTCGAGAAGATTTCAAAGTAAGATAATTTATAAACTCTTTATTTAATATAAACTTTGTTGATGGTAATGTTTTTGAATCCGGATTTACAGTTGTAAAATTGTTAAATATTCTATTAAATTCAACTATTCCTCTAACACTTCTACCTCCTTTTAATTCTGTTCTCTCCTGTATTGAATCTTTAAACACAATATCTTCCAAACTATTTGTAAATCCATTTATAAAATAATCATCACTATTAGTTGTTAATAATATATCAATCATGTATGTTATTACTTCTTGATTATATGTAGTTGGGTCGTCAAAACGCATTTGATTAATAAATACCATAAATAGATCACCATAATATTCCAATGGTATGGATGAATAATGAATATCAAACAATTTAATTAGCATTTGAATAAAAATTACACCAATATCTACTTCTAATTCATTGATTAATGACGCGTTCTCAATATATCGTTCTTTAAGAGTTTTCATATTAAATATTTTATTAATCCTTTTACGTTCTTCATCTTGTTTTTGAATACGTGTTTTTCGAATATCATACGCTCTCCTTGTTCTAATTTGTGATTGTCTATCCTTTAATGAAGGGACTGATTTAATTCCCATTCCTGTTCTAGTTCCACCTTTAAAAATAGGTGTTGCTATTATATTGGTTGATAGTTTATCTTCAATATATTGTTTGAATGTCTTCAAATGATTATTTGCATCTTCATATTGTTTAATCTGTTGTAGTAATGTAATAGATTCTTCTTTTATAATACCATTTTCAATAATTAGAATATTATCTAAAAACATTCCAATGAGAGAAACAAATTCGCTATAAATGGGTTCAACGTTTGCTGTTTGGAATAGACGCAATTCAACAATTTTATTAGGGATACCAACGTCAATAATATCCATAATTATGCGCATTGTTTCCATATTAAAATCTTTAATAAACACATCATCCGTCTGCATAAATTCATCATTTAATAAATAATATAGATAAATCATAATATCATTATTAACGTGTTCGTTTATATTATAGATATGTTCCATATATAAATAAACGTATTCTTCAATATCATCTTCTATTAAATCTTTAATAGGGGAGAGAATGTCATATAATAATTTTTGATTTAGAACAGATTTAGTGATAAAATCGTCCAAAATGTTTAAAATGTAATGTTTTTGTTCTTCATTCACGTACGTCTTTTTACTTCCCCCAATAATTGGTTTTTTTCGTTTTGAATTTTGTATTGAATCTATTATCACGCCTAGATTTGGATTTGTAATACCTATTTCCATACGTTGTTTATTAAACCAATCGTGTGCCACATCATGAACTATATTATATATAAAAAACCGCATATATCCTGGGTCTAATTTAACTCTTATCGGGTCATTCATTATATTATTAATATATATTATTTCTAAATATATACTATATGAAAGGTGATACTATTCTATTCTATATCATTGTTGTATTTGTATTTGGAGTTATTATTAAGATGTATTTAGAATCAGATATGTTTAATTTGAAATGTATAATATCTGATGTTGATGGAAATCAATATTGTGTTAGAGAGAGAAGTAAGTTAAATGAAGTTGCTGATTTATTGGCAACTATTACAAATAAATTGAAAAAACTGGTTAAATATATGGATAAAAAATATCCTGATAGAGAGAATGTGAAACGATTAGTTAAAAATTTTAATCCACAACGTATCCAAGAAACATTACCAACTAGTGTTCATACTGCATATAGTGAAAATAAAGGCGAAAAAATGGCATTTTGTGTAACTAAAAAAAAGAATGGAACAAAACTTATCGATGAAAATACATTAACATTTGTTGCTATTCATGAATTAGCACACGTTGGCACCAAATCTGTCGGTCATAAAGATGAATTTTGGAATAATTTTAAATTCTTATTAGAAAATGCAAAAGAAGCTGGATTGTATAAACCACAAGATTATAAAAAAAAACCACAACCATATTGTGGAATGAAAATCACAGATAATCCATTTTTTGACTTATAATTGCGGGATTTTAATTTAGTATTAATATTAGTGTAATATATATGTACAAAGTTTTTCACATTGATGAAAATGGAATAAAATCAATCTATATATTTAACAGGAGAGAAGTTGATATAAAATATAACATTGAAATAACTAATCATGATGAAAAACTCAAATACTTATCAGACACTAATAGTAACAATAATGTTTATTTAATTAATGATAATATTTATAAAGACGATACTATTGATTTTGTTAAGAGGAAATGCATTAAGGCTTTAGATGAAAAATATGGGTTTGACCAATTATATACTTTTTGTTATGTTAAAACCTCATTTAATAACAAACAGATATATGATATTCTTAGTCAAAATGATAGTGTCCCTATTACATATGATAGATTATTCCAATTTATTTCAAACTTTTACAATTTAGATTTATCAAATATTGACCTCTCAAAAGAAACATATGATTTTAATGATATTATCTCATTAAACATTGATAATAAAGAGGTATTTATCAAAAAACCTATTGGTCAAAAATTTGCTATAACTGAAACATATCCTGTATGTATTAATCCATTTGATAATATCAATTTTGATAATATATTAATTTCAAGTGGTGATGATATTGTTTCTACACAAAATAATGCATTATTAATGGATGTTGGAGATATTGAACTTGATACAATATATGTATGTACAACTGATGATATCTTACGTTTCTCAAATCAAACAAATTTATCTAGCATCAGAAGTGATATTGATAAAAATGACCCACTTGGATTTGGCGTTATGTTAAAGTTATATTATCCTTTTATTTATGCAAAAGATATCGATGATGAAGAATCATATCTCAAAATTATTCCCGATATTATTGATAATAATTCTATGTTATTGGATAATGGATTTGAAAATCAAAATAATAGTATCTCTCTTTTAAGAGAAATAAATGAAAAGAGAGAAACTGATTTAAAATATACATATGATGGTATTAAACAAATCACATTTACAATTAATATGACTGATACAATCAATATTCCCTTGGAAATTATATTCAAATTAATACATACAAGTAAACGTTCACCATTTATTAAATATAATCCAGGAAAAGGTAGAGAGAAAATTTATCGTTTATATGCTGATTCTATTTCAAAAGATGGAAGAAAAATACCCAATTTATCTAAACCACAAATTATTAAATTAAGAGCTAATTTAGCAAAATCTAAAATGGTATCTATTCATAACGTTATAAAACTTAAAGATGATTTCGATAAGGATGAAACATTTATTAATCTAAATTTTTTAGAAAATGGATCTATTCAATTTGAATTCATTAGTGATAAGATACATTCTATTGATGATGTAGAGAGATTAATTCATGAAAATTGTGATACACATATACAAACTATTGGTTCGTTCTTAAATAAGAAAGGTTACAAATATGTTGAATTTAAAAGTTTATTGAGAGATAATAATATTGTATTTGATGATGTTAATTATGAAATTTCTCTTTTATTAGACAAAAAACTTAATTTAAATAAATATAAGGGATGTTTGTCATCGGTTATTAATGTGATACAATCGAATATTAAAGATGATATTGAATTACGATATAAGCGAGTAAGTTATTTTAACGAGATGGATTCAATTGATGCGTATATTACAAAAATGGTAAATAAAAATATGAGTCGACTTGAGATTATACCATTGTTGGTTGCTAATTTTGCTCTTTCTGAGAAAGACTCTGAGAATAAGTATTTGAATTGGTTATCAAATATTGAAGTCGAACAGCAAATGAATAATAATAAGAAATTAAAAATTAAGTCTAATCCTGGATTTGGTATAACTATTCGTCAGGTACCATTTAAAAACGATATCATAATCAATATTGACTCTATTAATGATATTAAATATATTAATTTATTAAAGATATATATTGATAGTATATTGCGTCTATCACAATCTATTACAGAAAATATAGATATATCTTTTATTAATCGTCTTTGTGATTTAAAAAGTGTTGATGTTGCAAATATACAAGATGTTGATAGTAATGTAACACAAAATTTATTACAACAAAACGGTGTTACTATTATGGATAGTAAGATTTTATTTGATTCACCATTAGATGATGATGATGGGTTATTAGGTTTGTTAGGAGAGGGTAATGAATCTGACGACGAATTATTACTTGATATGGTTGATGAAGATGATATTATTGAAGATGAATCTGAAAATACATCTCTACAAAGTAAAACTAAATCTAAATCTCCAACATTATCTCTTATTGGAAGTCCAACACCTAATGAATCAGTTAAATCCAACCTATCTACTTCCAAAACAAAAACTAAATCTCCATTATTGTCTTCTATTGGAAGTCCAACACCTAATGAATCAGTTAAATCTACTTCCAAAACAAAAACTAAATCTCCAACATTATCTCTTATTGGAAGTCCAACACCTAATGAATCAGTTAAATCCAACCTATCTACCTCCAAAACAAAAACTAAATCTCCATTATTGTCTTCTATTGGAGCTTCAAATGTTACTGATTCTGGTGTATTAGGAAATTTTGATGTTGATACTATACCAAGTAAATCTCTCCCCAAATCAACTATTAATTTAGGTGCAATTGGGAATATTGATTTCGATGATACCGTTAATAGTATAAAAACATCACCTAAAACAAGTATAAAATCAACAACGAGTTCAGGTATATTAGATGGTTTTGAATCTAGTAATGATATTACAAAAACGTCAAATGCTAAATCGTCATATAGTTCTGACGTATTAGGTGATTTTGGTGATGATGACGAGAGTATTAGTAAAAAATCATCAACTAGATCATCACCTAATTCAGGAACAAGTTTCGGAGTATTAGAAGGATTAGGTGATTTTGGAGATGATGAAAGCATTAGTAAACAATCATTAACAAAACCTTCACCTAAACCAAGTATAAAATCAACAACGAGTTCAGGTATATTAGATGGTTTTGAATCTAGTGATGATAGTATAAAAACATCACCTAAAACAAGTATAAAATCATCAACAAGTTCAGGTATATTAGATGGTTCTGAATCTAGTGATGATAGTATAAAAACATCACCTAAAACAAGTATAAAATCATCAACAAGTTCAGGTATATTAGATGGTTTTGAATCTGGTAATGATAGTATAAAACCTTCACCTAAACCGAGTATAAAATCATCAACAAGTTCAGGTATATTAGATGGTTTTGAATCTGGTAATGATAGTAATAGTAAAAAGTCAAGTGCTAAATCATCAACTAGTTCAGGTGTTTTAGAAGGGTTGGGTGATTTTGATGAAGATAGTATTGTTAAAAAATCAAATACTAATAATACACCTAGTTTAGAATTAGATTTAGAAACAGAGGAAGTTCCAGATGCAGTATCAGATAATGATGTTGAAGGATTAGTGTTTGGAAACGAAATAGATAGCGACGAGGAGATTGAGGGATTAGATTTTGGAGATGACGAGTCAAGTGATGAAGATAAACAAGAAGGTGGCAATAAGGATGCAGATAAAAATATTATAGGAATGCCAATTAGAAATCCAAATCCCTTTTTTTCACGACTTATTGAGAGAGATCCTAAATTATTTCTTAAACGGAAAAGTGGTAAATATAATGCATATTCTAGGACTTGTCCAATGAATGTTAGACGCCAACCAATTATATTAACAGATGAAGAAAAGGAGAAAATAGACAGAGAATATCCTGGTTCATATACGGAAACATTTAAATATGGTTCAACACCTGAAACACAGCATTGGTATATTTGTCCAAGATATTGGTGTCTAAAAACAAATACTAGTATGACCGAGGAGGATGTTAAAGCAGGTAAATGTGGTGGCTCAACTAAAATTATTCCACAGAATGCCAGTAAAGTTCCAGATGATGCGTTTGTATATGAATTTAACAACCCAAAAGAACACAAGAACAGTGATGGTTCATATATAAAACATTATCCAGGTTTTGTTAAGAAGGGTTCACATCCGGATGGTTTATGTATTCCTTGTTGTTTTAAAACTTGGGATAAACCATCACAAAAGAAACTGAGAGATTCGTGTTTAAGTGGTCTTGGTGATAAAGTGGGAGAAGATGATAAAAAAACTGAGATAAATGAATATATTAAAGGTCCTGAAAAACATCCCATTGAGAAGAATAGATGGGGATATTTACCAATAGCAATTCAAAAAATTTTACATACTGATAATAGTAAATGTTATAGTAATAAAGGTAACGGCATCAAACCATTTATGTATTGCATGTTGCGAAAAGGTGTTGAGATAAATAACAAACAATCTTTTATTGCATGTTTAGCAGATTTGTATGTTGAATTTATGGATAAATCGGATAAAATCAAGGAAGCACCTTCAATTAAGAAAATGAAACAGATATTAATAAATGCTATATCAATTGATGATTTTATTTCTTATTTTAATGGTTCTCTCCTAGAGACATTTTATAATAGTGATATAGAAGTTAACATTGATGAGTTTAAAGATTCAAATGTATATAGAGAGATTCAAGAAAAGACTAATATTGATTTTGATAAAGACAAATATATTGAAAACATAGCAAAATCATATGTTAATTTCAAAGAGTATTTGAATGATGATACGATTCAGATAGATCATACATATTTATGGGATGTTGTACATAAGAAAAATCCCAAATTATTTCCAAAAGGTATAAACCTTATTATATTAGAGGTTCCAAATAATGATGTTAGTGATAATGTTGAAATTATATGTCCAACAAACAATTATTCATCACATTTATTTGATACAAAAAAACAAACATTGATATTGATGCTGAAAAATGGATTTTATGAACCAATTTATTTTTACAGAGATGAAGAAACACGAATTAAGATTATGAAGAAATTTAGTTTGTATAATCATGAATTATTGGGAAATTTGAAATACTTATTAGAAACAATTAAAAAATCATATGCCAAATGTATCCCTATGAATAGTATTTCGTTTGATAAATATGAATTTATTAAAAATAAGTATTTGGATGAAATACTTTTAATACTTGAAAAACATAAAAAACTAGAAATTATAAGCCAAGTATTACAATATAATCAAAAAGTTGTAGGTGTTATTATCTTAATTGATGATATCGATGAATGCTTTATTCCAATTGAACCTTCATCTAAAAATGAAGAATTAGATACTATTTATATTGATGATGTTGAATGGAATGATTTAACACAAACTGTTAGCACATTGAGAGATGTGTATAAGAAAACAAGTGGTGAAATTCCGTGTAATCCACGTTTTAAAATTATGGAAGATGGATTAGTTGTTGGAATTTTAACTGATACAAATCAAATTGTTATGTTAAATAAACCAAATGAAAATATTTTATTTGATGATATTGATGAAATCAATGATGATAATTATTTGTATGACAATGGAGAATTAAATTATTTAGATAGAAAGATATTATTAAATACTGGAACTTATGATACTCGTAGAGAGAAGGCTATTAAATTTATTGATCTGGAGTCAAATTACTATAATGCATTTAGAAATACAGCAAGATTCATATTAAATAATTATGAATATTTAACACAACGAAGAGAGATAGAAAAAGTAATGAATGATTATTCTCTCTTATATAATGAAAAATTAGAACTAATTAGAAATATTTTTATGGAATTATTGGATGAATATGTTGATTTTGTTGAAATAAATGATGATGTTTTAATGTCCATAGATAGTGTTCAAACTTGTACTAATAATAAAACATGTGATACACAATACTGTTTAACAAGTGATGATACATGTAAATTATTAATACCTAGTAAACATCTTATAAGTAAATATGATAACGAAACCATTTATTATTATAGAATTTCGGATGAAATATTGAGATATGGATTAGTTAGAAAATATATTTTTAATCCAAAATCATATTTGGTATTGGATAACGTTGAATATAATCTTAGAGATAATGAAGTAATTTTATTGGATACAATTTTGAATGATAATTATTTTGATAATTTAGAACCTGCTTATATGAATAAGTATATTAATAATATGTCCTCTGAATTTGTGCAACCTAGAAAGAGTATAAAATACAGTAACGTTATTGATTTAACGTCAACTAATATTCCAAAGAAAAAACGATTAATTATTCGAAATAAGAAGATTGATGATAAGAAACCAGGTAAGAAAAAACGATTAATTATTCGAAAGAAACCAAATATTGATGATACTGTTGATACTGTTGATACTGATGAAACATTAGGTAAAGAACAAGAAATCGATGAATCTGTTGTTGATAAAACGATTGGTGCAGATGATACTATTGTAGTTAATGATGAATTTGATAATGTAACTTGTGTTGATAAGGTTAGAGATATTGTTGGATTCTGGAGCAAGTATTTTAATGAAACATATCATGAATCTGTTTTGAACGAAACAAATGAATGTGGGTTTATGGTATTTATTAAATTATTACAAGACCATAACCCAGTTAAATATAATAACATAAAAATAACAGATATTAAGAAAGTATTAATTAATGAATTTGAGAAAATAATAAAGAAATATGGAGAACTAAAAATAATAAAAAAAATATTATTGGATCAAGGAAAGGAGAGAATTAAAACACAAGTTCTTAGTAGGAAGGTAACAATTGAGCAGGCGATTATAAGTTCTGATTATTATCTTACAAATTTAGATTGGATTTTATTAAGTAAATATTATGATTTACCAGTTGTATTGATAACAAGTACACAATTAAATGAGCTTAAAGGGTGGAATATTGGGACACAAACAACTTTTGATAGAAAGGATAAACTTGCTGATTCATTTATTAAATTTAGAAAAGCGTGGATAGTTAATAGAGAGAAAGATGTAGATTATTATTATTTTATTAAACAGTTTGGAATTAAACGCAACACAGTTCAGCGTTACAGTATTATACATTCGAGTGAAAGTATGAGGTCATATGTATCTGATTTTAATTCAAAAATGCAAGATTTGATGCAAAACATTTATGTTAAACGACCATCGTTTGATAAAAATATTGAAAATTATATTCCAAAAATTAAAAAACTTATTATTAAAAAGAAACTAGGTGATGATGAAATCGCAAAGGAATAAATATTTTATATTCTACAAAAAATAGTATATAAAATTAATATATTTATATTTAGAAATCAGGCATATAATCATCATCAGCTTTGATATTATCTGACATCAATGTTGCGATGTTATTTGATTGTTTAACATTTTCAATCGCACAAGTATCATCTGGATTACTAATTTCAAACATATCTTCGATTGATTTCTTTTCCTCAAAGTATTTGGCAGATAATTTTACCATCTGTGGGATATCAATCACAACTTGGAATGCACTTGTTCCATAATTTCCTTCTTGTCCACACATAACATTTGCAGATACACCTCGCATATTATCCATTTCACCATGTCTTGCTGCTCTCAGGAACATTTCTGGTGTTTCTTCAAATGAAGCTTTTGCAATGGGACCAATGTCGTCATTATTGATTCCATGTCTGAATATTGATACCATTTTATGGTTACAGCACATTCTATCACTCAACATAGAGAGGTGATGATAATTCACATATGTGCTACCATGCTCAAGTACTTCAAACATTTCATTATAAATTGATTGGCGTGCAGCTTCGATACCAAATACATTTTTAATTTCAATAATATCATTAGATATAGTTCTATCAACATCAATATCATCCATAGAAAGAACATCCATGAGATTAGTGCCACCAGTATCAAGGACCCATCCATCTTTACGAACATAATTACCGTTTTCTTCAACAAGTCTATTTTGGATTTTACGAAGATTCACATTATTGATGTTTTTAATACCTTTCAAAATAATATTATCCAACATATTATCTTGGATATTGTGAAGCATATAAATTGCGTCAGATTGGTCAAGTGATTTTTGTTTTGAATCCATAATTGTTTTTGATGAACTCTCAGATTTTTTCATATAAGTCTCTAGAAGTCTAATTCTAAAGATTAGTTTATCTGCGTTATAATCAGAGAATACACAATTAACTTCATCTTTAAATCCATTCTTAATTGCGAAATGGACATCATCCATAGTAATATTCTTCTCAAGCATTTCTTCTCTATCAAATTCAAAACGAATCAACCATTTTGACAAAGCGGGTTTATTAAAAGATTCCTTACCATTACATTCATCAAACATATTTTGGAATTCAGAATATTGAGATACTAATTCTTTATCCTCATCAATAAGTGTTGATAGATTATCTGGATCAAAACAAACAGTAGTGCTACTAACAATATCCCGTAACGATGTATGTTCAAGAATATGTTTAATCTGTTGTGCTTTGCTTTTATCTGTGAAATATTTTGTTGGTAGTTCAACAGTAACAGATGTGTTTTTAGGTTGTTTTGACAAATTTAGAATTTCTTCGATGCGAGGGACACCACGGGTGGCGTTAGACTTTGATGCCACTCCCGCAAAATGAAAAGTATTCAAAGTAAGCTGTGTTGTAGGTTCACCAATAGACTGCGCCGCAATCATTCCAACCATTTCACCAGGGGATACAAGAGCTTTTTTGTAATTAATAATAATAGTCTGGAGCAGAATTTCCAATGTTTTTCTATTAAAACGATGTTTCATAAGAAGATCTTTTGGACTCAAATAATAATCAAATAGAATATCAAATAAAGAGTTTACTTTTGTACCTCCAATATTGTGAATTTGTCTCTTACATTTTTCAATCATTTCAAAACATTCAAGAGGTGTAACATCAACTAGACCATTTTTACCTCCATGAACTTGGTTTTTGATATTATCAATAATTCTACTAAAATGAACCGGAACATTCACCTTATTCTCTGAATTATAATTAAATACTTTTTTAATAATGAGTTCTTTCATACTAATCATGTTTTCAACATATTCTCTCACTTTTTCGTTAAGATTAGATTTTTGAGTTTTGATTCGTGCAATTGCTCCCTTTGTATAATTTGTAGTATAAATAGATTCTTTTGTTTCATCTTCCGGCATTTGATAATGTGCGAAGATTTCCTCCAATGTCATATTAATAAATGGAAGAACTTGTCCTTCAACTTTTGTTGAGTCAATACCATCATCACCATAAGTATATTGAATTACTTTTCCCATATTGTTTCTAACAGTCATATCATATTCAACCTTCAAATCTTCCAAACCTTTAATTAGACGTCTTTGAATATAACCTGAACTAGATGTTTTAATAGCAGTATCAATAAGACCTGTTCTACCACCCATTGCATGAAAGAACAATTCCTCTGGTGTCAATCCTTGAATAAATGAACTTTCAACAAATCCACGTGCCTCAGGACTATCATCATATTTATTAAAATGCGGTAGGGTGCGGTCTTCATATCCATAAGGAATACGTTTACCATCGACATTCTGCTGTCCCAAGCATGAAATCATCTGAGCAATATTCAAATCTGAACCCTTAGAACCTGCTTGAACCATGATTTTAAATCTGTTATCTTCCGCCAGACTCTTACGACCAAGTTTACCTGCTTCTTCCTGTGCTTTATTCAAAATTGAGTTAACACATGTTTCAAACTCTGTGTAATTTGATTTACCTGTATTATTTTCAAATGCACCAATTTGAACTTGGTCAATAAGATTTTGAACTTCTGTTTTCTTCCCAGTAATTGCGTCTGCAATTTTAGTATTAGTTTCAGTATCTGCAATAAGGTCGCTAATTCCAACACTAAACGCGCTCGACCGCATATACTGTGTAACAATATTTTGAAGATTATCAATAAAATCAGCCGAAGCATTGAAACCGAAATCATTGAAGATGCTATGCAACAAACGTTTAACACCTTTATCAAGTTGTCCTCGTTTCATAACACCATTATGAATCTCAACAATGTTGTTTGTTGTTTTAGAATCATCCGTATCATCATCAAATGACCCATTTTTATATTTCATTGTCAAAGGAGGCAAAATCTGTGATAGGAGTTTAAAGATACCAATTTTAGATGATGGTTTTGCAAAAATTTCTTTATTCATCTTAGGAAATGTAACAAGAAGATTCATTGCTTGTAAAGGCGTAAACACAACATCTGGACGTGTAATTCTAAATGCACCAAGGAGTGAATCCTGAAAAATTCCAACAATAGACGCATTATTAGCAGGACTAATAATTTGTCGTGGAACAGCAGCCAAATTTCGTAATTCAGAAGATGATTCTTCGTTTTGAGGCATATGCATATTCATCTCATCACCATCAAAATCAGCATTATATGGTTTTGTATCAGCAACATTCAATCTAAATGTGTTACCTTCTTCCATAATCTTAGCAATATGACACATCATTGACATCCTATGCAAAGTAGGTTGTCTGTTAAACAAAACAGCATCACCATCAATCATATGACGATGAACAATATCACCAGTTTTTAGTGTAATTGATTCTCTATCAACATACATTAGACTGATATTTTCACCAGTTTCTTTTTCCAAAATCTTAGCACCTGGGTAAATTGTGGGTCCATTTCTCACCATTTTTAACAATGTCTTCATATTACGTTTGTTAACCTTATCAGGATATGTAATATTCATAGCAATCTTTTTAGGAACACCTAATTGTCTAATACTAATATTAGGGTCTGCTGTAATAACACTTCGAGCTGAAAAATCCACACGTTTACCCATAAGATTTCCACGAACACGACCGCCTTTTCCATTAAGTCGTTCAGAAATAGATTTAAGTGGACGACCTGAACGCTGCGCGACTGGTGCGGTTCCAGGGATTTTGTTATTAACCATAGATGCAACAAAATATTGTAGTACAGTTGTCCAATCTTCAATAACATTTTCCTTTGCATTATTTTCAATCTTTTCTTGAAGAGTTTTATTTGATTTAATAATATTCACAATAATATGGGAGATGTCATCCTCACTTCTTTGCTGAGCATCATGTTTAACAGATGGTCGCACAGCAGGTGGTGGAACAGCAAGAACTTGACAAACCATCCAATCAGGTCGTGAAAATACAGGACTAAAACCCATAAATGTTACATCCTCATCTGAGATACGTCTGAAAATCTTGATTACCATCTCTGGTGTTACTTTAATAGAAATATTACTAAGTTCATCATCATCGTCTACCAATTTTTTCCATTCAGCATGAATTGTGGCCAAACCATCTTTTGAAAATTTATCAGGTTGCTTACATCCACACCCATTCTCATTTTCATCACCACAACGTTGAATTTTACTTGCTTTACTGAATACAAAATCCCATCTCTCCTTAGATGGGATATCAAGAGCTTGTTTAAATTTATGTTTATCAATTAACAACTTACTACATTTAAAACAAACACATCTTAGAATTTTCATAATGTGTGTCATATATTGAATATAAAATACTGGCCTTGCCAATTCAATATGACCAAAATATCCAGGTGTTTCCATGTAATTAAGACCATCTGTCGGACAAATCAAACCTGGTTCCAAAACACCCATACGAGGATCAAATAATCCACCAATTTCCGGTTTATTATTAACATAGGTGTCTCGTGAATAGATTTCAGCTACGGATGCTTTACGAATTTCATCAGGAGACAAAATACTAAACTGGATACCAATAATTTTTGAAGGATTCATTTTGTCAGAGATTGCGTTAATATTGTGAGTTGCCATTATTACTATATGTTTATAAAAATATATTTAACTCATATTTCTTTCAATTTTATTTATTCATAACACTAAATAATAAAATTGAAGATTTCTATATTAATGTTTAAAGACATAACAACATACTATTTATTATGGAACAATCCGGAAATTCTACCAATTCTAAGAGTAATAAGAAGATTAATTCAAAAACTAAGAAATATAATCTTCGTAATAATAGTAAAAAAGAACATGATGACAAACATAATCTAAAACAAAATTGCCCATCTGATGATGATGATGAAGAATATATCCCACCAACTGACAGTGAATGTGATAGTGATTTTGAACAAACTGAATATGTTATTGACCTTGATACAAAAGAATATCGAAAGTTTCTTGCGAATCTATTTCCTTCAAAATACATGAATGATAAGATTTCAGATTCCGCAAATTTGTCAAAATACGAGTATAATGAATTGTCTGATACTAATACTAGTTGTAGTGACACAGATGAAGAAGATGATGATATTAATCTTATGAAAAATGGTTGTAATTTTAACATCATGTTTGCGATTAATAAAGGTAATAATGATGATGATGATGATGATGATAATGATGATAATGATGATAATGACAACGAGTCATATTATAGTGATGAGTATGTTTCTCAGAAACCACGACAAAATCAATTTCCACTGTTTGATTCAAAACGTGATATTGAACCACCAAGGAAAAAGAGTTGTGTTGAACAATCATCTGATTATGATGACAAAACATCACAAAATTTAAAAGAATTTATTTCGGAATTTGGTAAAAACAAAACTAAATCAACAGATTCCGTTATTAATAAATTTCAAAAACTTATCGATGAAGAAGATAAAATTCTTGAAGAAAAGAGAAAAAAAAACGAACAAAATATTAAAATCAAAAATACAAAACGGTTTAAACGCCTTCTTCAAGAAAAAGGGAAACAAAACGAACTTAAGTATTTTAAAAATGTATCGATTGGAGACCAAGAAGCACTTCTCTCTAAAATGTTGAGTATTAATGAACATACAAAAATTGACAAACCATATAAGGTTTCACTAATTGAATCTGATATTCCTATTCATTATAAAGCAAAGGCGTTTAAGAAAATTAATGCGTTGGATTATATGGATCCAGGAAGTGGAGAATATTATAAAATTAAAGAATGGGTTGATACATTTATGAAAATTCCATTTGGAAAATATTGCAATTTACCTGTTAATATTGACGATGGTGTTGATAAATGTAGTGAATTTATGGAAAAAGCAAAGGATTCATTAAATGATGCTGTATATGGTCTTGATGATGCAAAATTACAAATTTTACAAATGATGGGTCAATGGATTTCAAATCCAAATGCTGTTGGTAGTGCTATTGCTATTAAAGGACCAATGGGAACAGGAAAAACTACATTAGTTAAAGATGGAATCAGTAAAATTCTTAATAGACCATTTGCATTTATTGCTCTTGGAGGTGCAACAGATAGTAGTTTTCTTGAAGGTCATTCATACACATATGAAGGTAGTGTATGGGGTAAAATTGTTGATATAATTATCCAAAGTAAATGCATGAATCCTGTTATTTATTTTGATGAATTAGATAAAGTAAGTGACACTGCAAAAGGTGAAGAAATTATTGGTATTCTAACACATCTAACAGACACTACACAAAATTCACAATTTCATGATAAATATTTCTCTGGAATTGATTTCGATTTAAGTAAATGTCTTTTCATTTTCAGTTATAATGAAGAAACAAAGGTTAATCCTATTTTGAGAGATAGAATGTATAAGATTGAGACCGAAGGGTATAATTGCCAACAAAAGAAAACGATTTCAAACGACTATTTGATTCCTAGGGTTGTTAAAAATGTAAACTTCAAAAATGATGATATTATTTTTACAGATGAAGCGATTCAATATATTGTTAAAAACTATACTGATGGAGAGAAAGGAGTTAGAAATTTAAAACGTTGTATTGAAATTATTTACACTAAACTCAATATGTTTAGATTGATGAAACCAAATACAAAATTGTTTAATGATGTTGAAACATTTGAAATTAAATATCCATTCACAGTTGATATAGAGACCGTAACCAAATTAATCAAGAAGAAAAATGAAGTTAAACAATATAATAGTATGTATATTTAATTTAATAATTACTAATATATTTTTTTAATGCTTTCTTGATTTATTTTTATTGTGTTTATTGCTTCGCTTATGTTTATTGGTTCGCTTATGTTTATTGCTTCTCTTGTGTTTATTGCTTCGCTTGTGTTTATTGCTTCGCTTATGTTTATTGCTTCGCTTATGTTTATTGCTTCGCTTGTGTTTATTGCTTTGCTTATGTTTTCTACTCCGCTTACCACCAGTTGGATTTGAACCTGACGCAGACGCAGCTGCACCAGAACTTGTTTGACTATCAACACCATATCTCTTACAAATTGCAACCATTTTAGTGTAAGCATATTCAGGTGTTATTCTATCTAAGTAATTTATTCTAGTCATACCAATAATTAACGTTTGTAGTTCTTGATAAAATGGTTCAACACTTTTATCAAGTATGTTTATCATTAGTTTTTTATCGGTACAAGCTTTATATATCATTAGTAATACTATACCTAGACTATATACATCTATTTTTGATGCAAATTCTTTAATAAATGATTTGGGAACTGGAACTTTATCTGAATTTTTAACCTCATCTTTTAACTTTTCAGCAATTTTAAATAAATCTGATGAAATTCTTGATGGGGATGGACGTATATTGGGAATAATCTTTAAACTACTAGATGTAAGATAATTTTTACTGAAATTATCTTCATAAGCTGAACCTGATTTAACTAATTTTTTATTATCTTCAATAAACTCTTCAATATTTTCTTTTTTTAATGCTGCTAACCCGTTGAATAGGGGAAAATATGTTGGATGATAAAAATATCCATTACTAAACAAAAAGTTTCTTGTATCTAAAATATTATCAGCATCTGCACTTAATCCAAAATCTATATAATTAAATCTATTTTCTTTTACATCATATAATATATTTTCTGGTTTAATATCTAAATGATAAAAATCATGTTTTTTGAAATCTACTAAACCTTTAAATAAGTTTTTCATTCCACAAATAAAATGTTTCTTCTCTTCTTGTGTTTTCGTTTTTAGTTGTTTATCAATATATTCATTAATACCCACACCACCATTATCCATTTGTAATAGAGTCAAATTTTGACTCTCGTCACCATATTGTCGTTTGTTTGCACGAGAATTTTTTAAATTATAAATTTCATAACTATGTATACCACAATTTACTAAGTCTACATCATCTTTATAATCATAATTACCAACTTTACATTTATGTGGAGGTCTTAGATGATATTCAAAATTTGGGTCAATCTTATCAACTTTTTGTTGTTCTCGTAATTCTTCTAAAGCTTCTTCATTTTCCATTAATTTAGACACACCTTTACGACGAAAATCTTCATTTTCACATTTTATAGCTGGTTTATAAACACATCCATATGTACCAATACCAATTAGTTTTCCACCTTTTTTAATCATTATATATATATAATCAATATTTTTTTAAAATTTTATATTTCGTTTTTTTGTATGTTTCTTGGATTTTGTTTTATGATTATTAGATTTCTTCTTATTTTTACCTCCTGTTAAATCTGAACCTGACGCAGCTGCCGCGGGAGGAGGTGTTTTCGGCGAAACTGAAAACATATGTTTTACACTTCTATTAATTGTATTAATTGTATCAGATTTTCCTTCTGTTGATTTTTTAGAACTATCTGATATTTCGCTAACTATGTTATCATAAATAATTTTTTCTTGGGGAGGTGTTTTTGGTGGCGAAATAGGAGGTGTTTTTGGTGGAGAACTAATAGTTGTTTTTGGTGGTGAATGTCGTTTTGATTCCTCATAAATATCACATAATTCCGTAAATTTTACATAAGCCTCTTCAGCAGAAAATCTATTTCTATGATATATTTGCACCATTCCTCTAATAAGTTCTTGGAGTTTTTGATAAAATAAATCAACAGATATATCAATTGTATTAATAGTAATTTTACGATGTGCTGTGTGACAATACACCTTTAACATTATCATACCTAGACTATACACATCTAATTTTCTAAGATATTCTTTTAAGATAATAGTTGGTGGATTTTTTCTTCCTGGATTCGTGATTAAATTTCCCCAAACATTAGGTTTAACCAATTCATTAAATATATATGCTAATTCTTCTTGTGTTGGTTCAATTGTTGCATCTGCAATATATGATTGATTAAAATTTTTATAGAATGACTTTCCTTTATTAATTAATTGAATTGTTCTACCAAAACATCTATCGATACGTTCATTATTTAATTGTGTTACATCATATAATATATTCATATATGGTGGATAATATACATAACCACTATTAATTAAAAACTCACGTTTTTTCATGAAATCTTTTAGACTTGTGCTCAGACCAAAATCTATATAATTGAATCTATTATTTACTTCGTCATACAACACGTTATCTTCTTTGATATCCAAATGCACAAACATATTGTCTTCGAAATCAATGAGAGCTTCAAATAGGTTTTTCATAGCACAAATAAAGTCTTTTTTTTCATGAGATGACTTATGAAATATTTTTGGAATTGCAGAAGTAAGACTCTCTCCACCATTTTCCATTTGTAATAGAACAAGTTTACCATTTTTATCTTCTGAATGTTTTAATGCTGATCTTATATCAGTTTCATCTATTTCTTTATTAAGACCGTGTATTTTACAATCTTTTAATAAGTTATCAGTTTCTTTATCAAATTCACCAATTTCACACATATGTGGTGGTTTTAGATGATACTCAAAATGTCTATCAATTAGATCGACTTTTTTTTGTTCAGAAATTTCTTTAATAGCCTCACTATGTTGCATAAGCTTGGAAGCACCATTTCTTCTAAATCTTTCACGTTTACATTTTAAAGAAGGAGCATATACACAACCATATGTTCCACTTGCAATATATTTACCACCATTCATTTTGGACATTATATTATATAAAAAGATAATATAAAATCAATCTAACTTAGAAATCACTAGTAGTAGTTCTATTACCACCCCTCTGATTTAAATAATCTATTTGTGTTTTGCTCATGCATGCACACCCTCCGCTTGAAAATCCATTGTTATTAATTCCACCATTTGCACTATAATTTGAACCACAGCATTCTGGTGCAAAATCAGTTCCTGAAAAAAAGTTCATTCCATCACTTGGATCTACATGTTGTGAATTATATGTGTCATGGTCTTGACTTCTCCATTCAACAGATGAACCAGTTTGCTGGTCACGTGTGTCCCAACTTCCTCGAACACCATTACCCATTTTATATCCAATTTCAGAACCAAATACAGCTGTCATACCTTCTTTTAAGCTAACACGAGAGCATGAACCAACTAAATGAGTCCACATTAAAAATCCAACAATTAAAATTAAAACTATTAATTCAGCACGCAAATTCATACCAAAAATTCTAAATTCCATTTATAATAAATGGAGATATTAAAAATAATAATTATTGTATTCTCATAAAAAATCCTCAATTGAACTATTATAATGTTTGAAATTGACATTATTAATTTGAATACAATTCTTTTCTGAAAGTATATGCATTAAATATTCAGGTTTATCTGTTAATATATCTCTCTTTTTATTTATATCATGTGTTGAAATATCCCCTAAAATATCATATAGTCTATTATTATATGTACTAATTAATGTGTGTTCGTTAATTTTATATTTATAAACATCTAAATCCTGTGTTGAAATATATACTATTCCTTTAACTGTTCCTCCTAAATGGATATTATCTCCAATTTTAATATCTTTTAATGCAATCTTTCCCCCATTTTCAAGTGTAACTAATGAATCTATATCAAACCCCCCATCTAATAAATTATGTATTGTATCATATGTTAAATTATGTATCTTTGTATGTTTTTTTAATGTTTCTAATTCATGTGTATCAATATCATCCCAATCTGAGAATATTATATTATTAATCGGTAATAGTTTTGTAGTTGTATTCAAACAATATAATTTTTTTTTATGATAGTTAGATAATTGTATAGCATTTGGATGTTGTGATACACTTATCCATTTATTATTATGATAAACACTATGATTTGCAGAGACTATTACATGATTTAGAGAATACATATCCATATTATTTTGACAAACCTCAAATATAGATGTAACTTTTCCACCATCATGAATAATATCTCCTAATTTGATATCTGTTATATTTTTAATGGTTCCATTTTTAAGAGTAATTTCAGTTCTTGAACAAAAACACATTGGTGCTTTTGGAACACCTCGTGACGAATCAATTATATCTTCTGCACCAGTAACCACAACACCAATAAATCCAGCAACAACACCAAATATAGCACTATATGCTGCTGCCAATTCCCATGTAAATGGTAATATCCATAATAATACTAATATTCCAATCATAGCATATAATCCATCTAACATTATTGTTACAAATGCTTTAATAAATGTTTGCAACGCAAGCCATAACCCAATAGTTGAATATGCAGTTGTTATACCGACACCCATAATTTTAGATAATGCATCCTTAATTTTGATTAACATTAACCGTATAGGTGTTAAAAATCCCATAATTTTTCCCATAATTTTACTATCAATAGAAATCATATTATCAATTACAGATTTAATTTTTTTTCTAACAGCTTGTATATCATCTTTAACATCTCCTAGAGAAGATTTAACAGTATTAATTATATAATAAATAGGTTGTAGAAAATCACCTGTTATACTAGTTTGGATAGAATTTAAACATTCCATAAAATTTGAACTTGTATATTGAAATGCTGACATATTATTAGGTTTATTAATAATTCCAGCAAATGGTATAACACCAGGTTTACATTTATTTTCATTCCAATTATTTTTAATAGGTTTGATATTAGTTAAAATATTAAGATAAGAGAAAATAACAAAAAATACAATTAAAATAAAAATTGTAGATACAACAGAACCACCATATTTATCAAAATATCCAATATTATGGTATATTTTTCCAATAATAGAATTAAGATTATTATTATCCATTACATAATAAATAGATTTTAATCTTCCCAATCCCAAAAAATATGTTCACCAATTCTAATTCGATGGTCTGTTGTCACTAAACAACTAAGATAATCACTTGTTACTTCATTAGCTTCGACAGCTAATGGACTATTTTTAGTATGTATAAATTTGTTATTCTCTCTATCATAGATATAATGTTGTCCAGTAACATAGATAAATTCATTTAATTCTTCTGAATATACTTTATAGAATGAATTAACAGAATCGTCTTTATTTCCTTTCAGTTTAAGCGTTGCCAAAACCTTACTATTTCCTTTTAATATATCACCAATATCAATGTCTTTCATTTTCTTTCTCTCCCCATCTAAACATTCAATAGTAGTATCAGGATGAAAACAAACAAATTTTAAAGCAGAACCAATTGGACAGCCATTGTGCTAGTCCCAGCCTGTATTCCTCCCTCCATGACAAATACTAATGTCATAACAGTGCCTATAATTTTCATAAATGTATCTTTAATTTTAATCATAATCCTTTGAAATTGAATAATAATGTTTATAAACACACCAAAAATACTACTAACAATATTTAAAAGATTTGATACCATATTTTCTATTTTCTTTCGTATCCAATTTATATCATTCATGAGAGTATTGATCATTTCATGAACAACATTTAATAAATAATGAACAGGTTCAAGTAGATGTCCCATGAAAGATGTTTGCGTATTTTGGATGCAATAAGTAAAATTTGATACAGGATCATGTCCAAAATAACTTGAAAATGGCATAATAGTGGGATTACATCTATATAAGGGCCAATTTTTTTGAATATTATCAAAACCGACACTAAATGTATTGAACATAAAAATACTGGCAAATAACAATAAAATAACAAATGTTAAAAAAATATCTTTAAATCTCATGTTAAAATATGTTGTTATTTTATTTTAAAAATTTATGTAAATTTGAATTTAATAAGGAATATATATAAATATATAAAAAAATATAACGTTCCACTAGCAATATTAGTATTTGAATTACTAAGAACACCATAAGAGATCCACATTATATTTGATATGAGTGCTAACATAAGATTAATCCATGTAAAATTAGAGGTATTTTTAGTATACCACATATTAATTATTATTGGAAAAAAACTAATAATACCAGTTATGATTGCGAAATCACCAAAAAATTCTGCACTAGGTATTGATTCTCTCTCTATAAATGGAAACATTTTATATAATTGTTAAACATTATTTATTTTCTGTAATGTTTTCTTTTGTGTTTTCGTGTATGTTTTTTTGTTTTATAATGTGATTTTTTTTGTTTTTTTATGTGTTTCTTTTTATTAGTTTTTGTGTGTTTTTTCGTATGTTTTTTTGTTTGTTTGGATGATTTTCGTTTATTTCTACGTTTTCTTCCACCAGTTTTTACAGATACTGGTTTTGATGGGTCAAATTGGTCATATTTTCCATTTTCTTGGATTTGTAATGTTGTATTTGCTGTTCCTGTTAATGCTTTTGTTGACATTATTGTAGGTTTAACACCTGTATGTAAATTTGGTATAATATGATTACCACCAATCATTTCATTATGTCGTTGCGACTCTTTAATTTGTGATATAACAGCACTTTGTCTGAAATTTGTTCCATATTTTGGAGGTTCCATAATCAAAGGTTGAAGGGAAGGTTTTGATTTCATTTATAATTAATCAAGAGAAAATAACATTTAAACATTATTTTTATATAAAGACACAGTAATAACTATATAATATATAATGGACGATAAAACAAGAATTCAATTAGATAAACTTATGAATGATAATAATGTTGAACAAACAACAGATAAGATTAGAAATTTAAAACATAGTAAATTAATTAAGAATGATATTAATGCAATGTCTAAACTAAAGAAAGAACATGCTAGGCTTCGTAAATCATCACCTAATCTTTTCAAAGATATGTGTTTGAGACAATGTGAGTTTTTATATAACAAATACACCAATATCTTTAATAAACTACTTAAAGACGAGATTGATCTTAATATCATGAATACATTTTTAGATGTTTTACACAGCATTGAAAGTGGTGAAATTGACCAACATGAGGGTTCATACAAAGTTGGGCAAGTTCTTAAAGAATTATATATTGATAGTGCGATGCGTAATGAGAAACATAACGAGGAAAAAGATTCAAAGAAAAAATCTTCTGAGACTCCTAAAAAAAAAGGAAAGAAACTCAATTGGGCATCATATAAGACGTTACATACTATTGATTAATTTAAAATTGAAAAATAAATTAAATATATTATGTATCACAACACAAACAACAATAACCATGGCTAAAACTCTTGTTATTGTCGAATCACCTGCTAAATGTACTAAAATTGAGAATTATTTAGGAAATTCTCTCTATAAATGTCTTGCTAGTTTTGGTCATATTAGAGAGATGGATACTAAAAAAGGATTGTCATGTATTGATTATGACACATTCGATGTTAAATATAAAAATGTAATTCGTCAAAGTAAAAACATTGCTAAATTGAAAAGTGAAATTGATAAGGCAAAGGAAGTTATTATTGCTACGGACGATGATAGGGAAGGTGAAGCAATTGGTTGGCATATTTGTAATGTTTTCAAATTACCAGTTGAGAGAACTAAACGAATTATCTTTCATGAAATTACTAAACCTGCTCTTGAAAAAGCTATTAGAAATCCAATTAAAATTAATATGAAGATGGTATTTTCACAACAATCGAGACAAATTATTGATTTGCTAGTAGGTTTTAATATTTCACCTCTATTATGGAGATATGTGTATTCTGGAAAACCGTCATTGAGTGCTGGAAGATGTCAAACACCTGCTCTTCGTATTATTTATGATAATCATATGGAAATTAAAGAGAATCCTGGAGAATTTTTACATTCAATCATTGGTATTTTTAAAAATGTGAAATTTGATTTAAAAAATCAATTTAAAGAAACAACTGATGTAGAATCATTTTTAGAAGAATCTGTTAATTTCGACCATATTATCTCAAAAGGTCTTAATATTAAACAACATAAAAAACCACCAACACCATTAACAACTAGTATTATTCAACAAAAGGCAAGTAGCATTCTTAACTATTCTCCAAAAATGACGATGATCATTTGCCAAAATCTATATGAGGCTGGATATATTACATATATGAGAACTGATAGTAAAAAATATAGCTCTGAATTTGTTGGATTAAGCAAAACATATATTAAAGAAAAATATGGAGAGAGATATATTAATGAAGAATTATGTGAATCACTGTCAATTGGAAGTGAAGAAGATGGAGAGAAGAAAGTAATTCAAAAAAAATCTAAAAAAGGAAAGAAGGATGATAATAAAGATTTTGCACAGGAGGCACACGAAGCAATTCGTCCAACAAATATTAATATTGCGGAAATTGATATTGAAGGAAAAATAACGCATAAAGAAAAACGCCTTTATGAATTTATTAGAAATACTACAATTGAATCTTGTATGGTTGATGCTGTATATAAAAGATTTATTTCTACTATTACAGCCCCATTGGATAATAAATATTCAGCATCTTTTCAAAAAATGGAATTTAATGGATGGCAAATTGTTCAAAATATTGATGATTCAACACCTGAATTTAAAGAGTTTAAAGGTATTGAAAAGAATTCTCTCATTAATTATGATAAAATATATTCTAAATATACACTTCTTCATAAAAAACAACATATTAATGAAGCAAAATTGGTAAAACTACTAGAGGATAAAGGAATTGGACGCCCTAGTACATTCTCATCACTTGTATCTAAAATCCAAGAACGTGGTTATGTTGCTAACCAAGATGTTGATGGTAAAAGTGTTTCATATACAGAATTTTGTCTTGAAAATGATGAAATTGAGGAAATCAATGGAGAAAAGAAAATTGGATGTGAAAAGAATAAACTTGTAATTACACCAGTTGGTATAACTGTGGTTGAATTCTTAATTTCAAATTGTAATGAACTATTTAATTATGATTATACAAGTAATATGGAGAAAAATTTGGATGAAATTGCAAAAAAATCACTTTCGAAGAGAGAATTATGTGAGGAAGTAAATGAGAATATCAAGGAAATTTTGGATAATATTGATGATAAAGAAATTTCTTCACATAAACTTGATGACGATAATACACTTAAAATTGGTCGATATGGACCAACAATTGAAACAGTTGAAGATGGAAAAAATGTTGTATATCAATTACCAAAAGACATTGATATTCACGATATTAAGAATGGTAAAACAAATGTTTCAACACTAAAAAAAAAATGTAAGGATAAGAAAAACGCAAGTGTTAATAGATCATTAGGTAAATATAAAGATAAAGAAGTTATTCTCAAAAATGGAAAATATGGATTATTTGTTACATATGATAAACAAAATATTTCGGTTAGGTTGAAGGATGACACTATTGATATTAATGATATTGTAATGGATGATGTTACTGATTCAATTGAATATAAAATCAATCCTAATTTAAAAGAGAGAAACAGCCAAGATGCTTTGCTTAAAAACAAAAATGTTATTCGAATTATTGATTCTGTTTCACAATTAAGAAATGGTAAATTCGGACATTATATCTATTATAAAAGACCAGAAATGACAAAACCATTATTTATTAATTTAACCAAACCTAAACCAGATATTGATTTTGAAAAGGATGATATTGAAATTATTAAAGATTGGATGAAAAAAAAAATAACACCATCAACCATTTAATTAAAATACTTATTCTGGGTGTATATTATTTATAATTTTCATTCTTAATTGTTCATCAATTAAATGTGTTGCCTCAATAGTAAAATTAAATTTTTTATTTTGGAAATCTATTAATGACCCATCATGACGTCTAAACTTAAAACGTAGTCGTGTAATTTTATTTATTGGAACCTTAAAAGCAGATACCATATTCAAATCATTCTTTTTTGTTAAAAATGTCATTTCATTTTGTTTACTTGTTAAAAATATTTTAGCGAATAAACTATCTACCTTACCTGAATAATTGTCACTATGTATTCTATCACATGCGTATATATGTGGTTCAATTTCATCTGTATTATTATATTTATCAACTTCCATATAAATGGTTTTATCACCATCAATATCTACTTGATTATGTGATACTAAATAATATACAGAATCACTTATTTTTGCTGTCGAAGCACATACTTTATAGTCAATTGAATTAACATAATAAACAGTATCTTTAATTAGAGAGATATACTTCTTTTTATCAAAACCTATAAAATATGGAAATCCCCAATCTATAAGTTGTCCCCATTTTTCTTTATTTTTACAAGTTATGGTATATGGTATTTGTTCATTAAAAAGCATTTCAAAAGAATCTCTTGGATTAATAATATTCATTTTATTTGTTGCTGGATTATATTTCACAATAAAATTATCATAATGATAACATTCACCAGGTAATTCGAAAGATGGTGTTCCATTTATTTCAATGTCTCGAAGTGTATCTGTTACGGTATTATTTAGTGTATTTTGTATTTCAAATGCTAATTGTTGAGGTGTATATTGACCTTCTGTAATTGTTGCCTCATAATAATCAAAACTAATATTAACATTTTCTAATGCAGCAAACTCTAATGATGCGTCTAAATCTGTTGTGTTCAACTGAGGGATAACCGTAAAACGAAACTTTGTATTTTGTTTCTCTTCTGTAAATGTATATATATTATTTGGGATTGCTATATCTGACAATCTTAAATTAATAACATTATTCAAATCTTTAGGAAGCTTAATTTCAAAGTTATTTGAATTTTTCCATTTTTGTGCATCTCTATCCTCTGAATGAATTGTTATATAGGATTTCTCTAAAAAATATGTTTGTTCTCTCTCAATTAATGGATGTGTTTGATGAGTGTTAAAATTAATTGCCATTTATATATATATAATTTATTATTTTGTTTTAATATAACAAATGTTAACGACAAATAGAATCACACTAACACTCATTATTGTAAATATTATTATGTTATTTTTAATGCTATTTAAGCTTCCAAATTATAGACTACCTGGTATTATTACTGTATGTGTATTTACTGTTTTAACATGTGTTCTTATTCTTAAATCCACAGAACATTATACTAATTCTATACTTCATATGTTAATTATTGTTATCCCATTATCTTTCTTAACTGCTATTAATGTTAATAAAACATATATTCAAATACTTAATAGAAAAGATATGAAAAATAACAAATTAAATATTTTAGAAACAATTACACCTATATTATCAATTATTCAAATGGGATTATTATATGGTTCTATTAGCATGTTAAGTAAAAATTATTTATATGGAACAGCAATTGTTGGTATTATTAATTTCTTTACAATTGGTTTATTATGGAGAGAAGTAAAATTTTATGTCACAGATGGTTAATTTGTTATTTTAAATATTATCCCTTTAGAATTATTGTTGTACCAGATTCCTGATATTTTTATCATCACATTAACAGTATTATTTTCATTATGTATCCTTTCTAAGTTTGATGTAAATTTAATATCTCCTTTTTTAAATTGTTCTGTTAATTTATATTCATTTTGGAGAGAATTATATATATGATTATTTGATGTAAAATTATCTAATATACCTTTTTCTATTCTCTCTAAATTAGATATTAGTTCTCTATTAATATGTAAATCAAATATACATGTGTATTTATTGAAGTATTCTTTTATATTACATCTCTCCAAACCTACTTTTATAATTACATTATTTAATTGAATATTTTCATCTGAATAGTAAATATTATGGAAAAAGCTATTTGTCATAATTGTGTTATTCATTTTTTTTCCATAATAGAAGTTCTTAATATGAATATTATTATATGGCAATACTAAGTTCATTATAACTTATTATAAAAATAGTTTTAAGTATATAAAAGCAAATAATAATAGTGTATATAATGAAACATTTATCATTTCAATATAACGAATATATTAATAATTTAAAAAAAAAAAATTATCATCCTTATTTATCTGACTTATATTCAGATATAGAATTTAACAATTTACCAAATACATTATTTTATGGTTCAAATGATATTGGTAAGTATACACAATGCTTGAATATAATTAAAAATTATAGCAAAAGTACATTGAATTATAGTAAAAAAGCTATTGTTCCTCTCTCCAATAAAGAAGATTTTATTATTAAGATAAGTGACATTCATTATGAAATAGATATGAACACTTTGGGATGTAACTCACGAAGTTTATGGAACGATATATATAATCATATTATAAATATTGTAATTTCAACAACACATAAAAATGGTATAATTCTATGTAAAAATTTTGAATGTATTAATCCTGAACTTCTTGAAATATTTTATTGTTATGTTAATGAATTTCATAGAGATATTAATCTCAAATTCTTTATTATAACATCAAATATTAGCTGTTTAATGCCATCATTATTAAATAATTTAGAAATTGTATCATTCAAAGTTCCAAAAATACAAAAAAAAACATATAGTATAAAGCCTATTAATGAATTATATGATTTGATAAATAGTGATATGAATACATTAGATTTTTTTGATTTAAGAGAGAAGCTATATAATTTATTATTGTATCAGATTGACGTATATGAAACATTTTATACAATTATTAAACAATTATTTAAAGATGGATTGATTGATAATGATTCTCTCTTCGATATTAATCAAAATCTAGTTCAATTCAGTAAATTGTATAACAATAATTATAGACCAATTTTTCATTTAGAAAGATTTTCATTATATCTTATAAAAACGGTTAATGAATTATAATTTTGCAATAGATATATTAGATTTGAAAGGCGATTTTACAAAAGAAGAATTAAGAAAAGCATTTCTAAAAAAAACATTAAAATATCATCCAGATAAGAATCTTGATACTGATACAACAGATATGTTTTATAATATTAAACAATCATATGAGTTTTTATCAAAGTATAAAAATCATAATTTTAATAATGATAATAATTCAAATACTAATAGCATAAAATATTCAGACATATTAAAAAATTTTTTATCATCATTAAAAACCGAAAAAAATATGGAAATATTCAATAAAATATATTCATTATTTGAAACAACACAAGAAGATGCGTTACGAATATTTAGTTCATTCGATAAACATGATATGAATGAGTTATATCAAATAATATCAAACTATAAACATGTCTTCAATATATCACCTGATTTTTTAAATAAATTGAGAGAACAAATAAATGAAACATATGAAGATATGCCAATTGTAACAATTAATTCCACTATTGATGATGCGTTAAATGCTAATATATATGTATATGAGGACACAGAAAATAAATATTATGTTCCATTATGGCATGAAGAGTTATATTTTAAAAACCATATTATTCGCGTTAATATGGACTTAAGTAATGCGATTATTGAGGATAATAACATTATTATAGAAAAGTATTTGAATATTGATGACATAATTAAACAAGAAAAAATAGAAGTTGATATAGGTGAACAGATGTTTATAATTAATAGATCACAATTAAGATTTGTTGAATATCAAAAAATTATTCTCTATTCTAGTGGTATACCATTAATCAATCACCGTAATATTTATTGTATTGAAAACAAGGGAAATATTATCATCTTAGTGCATATTAAATTTTAATAAAAAATATTAGAAATATTTTATATTAAATATAATTAAGTTGTCTTTTTAGTAACCTTACGCCTTACTTTGGTGGTTGTCTTTTTAGGTTTCTCTTGCAACTCAGGCTCATCTTGTTCATTATCAGAATCTTCAACCTGTGTAGTATCAACATCAGGAACATCAGGAACATCATCGCTTGCTGATTTATTTGACTCACGCTTTGACACATCATCAAGTGTCTGTTGATCATCAGAACCCAATGATAGGAAGCATTTTCCCTCAATTCGAACAGGACGTCGAACAATTGCTTGTGTAAGTTGCCAAGTTACACCAAATCGTCCACTAGTAAACCACACTCCATTACATTGAATTACCCCAACAATATGGGATGTTTTGGGAATATATTGCTCAAAATCACCATCTGAAAGGTTTGAAGACATGGTAGGATTAAATAGTTGTTCACGCTCAGTGTCATATAGCTCCAAATTAAATTTACCTTCCCAGTAAGGAATCTTGATCTTCATAGTAGGAGGTCGAGAATAGTCCAATTCTTGTGTTTCTTTATCCTTAGGATATTTCAAAATAGGATACATTAGTTCCTTAGCTAACTCACGAGACATATTAGGTTTTCCAAACCATTCTTTTGAGTTCTCAACACAAGAATCCAATACAAGAGACTCAAATTCTTTAATCTTATCAAAGAATAGATCAGTTGAATCATTACTATATCCTTCACCTGGAAATTGTAGTGCAATATTATAAGAATCATTGTTTGTTTTCTCATCTGTCATCTTATTAATTCCCCAAGTCAAAAGCAAAGGAGTAGTCAATACAAGGTTATTACGTTTTTCATCTTGAATTTTAATGGATTTTCCACCGCGAGCATTTGTGCGGGGTGCGCCATAGGAGATAGAAGAAGGAATGAAGTTATCGTAAGATGTGATCAATTTAGCAGCCATAGTTATTGTTGTTTAATGTATACTATCTATGTTTATCTTTAAATCAATTTTTTTTTAAATAATTAAAGTGATATATTTTCAAAAACTTTCTTGTCGTAAATATAAATATTTAGCAACAACATTTAAACACACAACTATATATATATAAATATATCAAATGAATCCTATACAAGATAAATCTAATATTGCTCGTATTAAAACAAATACACAAAAAACACATGTTCGACCTTATATCATACCCACACCGTCCAATTATAATATTCTTAACAATGGTAAATATAGAATCGTTGAATTGAAAAAAATCGCAAAAATGTATTCTCTCAAATGTAGTGGTAAAAAACAGGAATTAATCAATAGAATTTATAATCATTTATCTAATCATACAAATGTTGTTAAAATCCAATCTATATTTAAAGGATATCTTTTAAGAAAATATATTGCGTTACATGGTAAATATATCTACCCATCAAAGAGAGAAAAATGTGTAAATGAAACTGATTTTCTAACTCTTGATAATTTAACAGACATCAATTTCTCCCAATTCATTACAGAAACTGATAGTAAAGGATTTGTTTATGGCTTTGATATTTGCTCTCTATATAATTTTTTCAATTGTAATTCAGAGCCATTTAATCCATATAATAGAGAGAAATTTTCACATGAATTCATAAATAAAATAAAACATATTATTCATTTAAGTAGTATAGTAAATAATCCAATTAATATTTCTCTAGATGTAGATAACATAAGTAATGACCCCAAAATAATTTTACAAAGACGTGTTGAAAAAATATTTGAAACAATTGATGATTTAGGAAATATTACAAATAGTGATTGGTTTACTAATATTTCAACAAATAAAAATAAATTAGTTTATTTTGTTCGACAATTAAAAGATATTATTGATTATAGACTTCAAATTTCACACCAAATTAAATGTAATATTTATCCACCACACGGTAATATATTTGAAAATATCAATCTCTCCACAATGCCGTATCAAAATGTCGAATATATATATTCAAAAACAATTCTAATTATGGAGAGATTAGTTCTTTATGGAATTAATACAAATTCTAAAAATTTAGGCGCAATGTATTTATTAACAGCGTTAACTATTGTATCTCAACAAGCATCCGAAGCTTTACCTTGGTTATATCAATCAATTGCGTAAAATATACATTATTTTTGTTTATTTTTAGGGGTCATTATGTCGTTATATATATTTATGCGTTAAACTACTTAAAAAATAGACGTTGTAGTATAGTATAACAAGATGCCACGTAAAACAAAAACCACCACAACTGTTGAAGATACCACCCCCGCTTCCGTCCCTGTTGTTACTAATGACGTTGTTGAGACCACTACTGAGACCACTACTGAGACCACTGATGCTCCTGACACTCTTTCTGATGCCTTCACTGCTGTTACAACTAAGATTGCTTCAATGAAGACTGATTTCACAGCAATTAGCAATGAGGTTAAGGCTTTGCGAAAGCGTTGCGAACGTGAGATCCGAACCGCACAGAAGGAGAACCGTAAGCGCAAGAATACCAACCGCAAACCAAGTGGTTTTGTTAAGCCCACCCCTATTAGCTCTGAGCTTGCTACATTCCTTGAGAAGGACGCAGGTGTTGAGATGGCACGAACTGAGGTTACTCGCGAGATTAACGCTTATATTAACAAGCACAGTCTTAAGGATGTTAATAATGGTCGTATTATTCATCCCGATGCCAAACTTCGTAAGTTGCTCCGCATCAAGAAGGATGATCAGCTAACCTATTTCAATCTCCAGAGATATATGAAACATCATTTCCCCAAGACTGCCAAGGCAACTGCCGCAGAGGCTGCGACTGATTAAGTTAATTATTTCTATAAAAAATAAAATTAAAACAAAAATTATATAATAAAATAAATTATTTTTATATAATTTGTCAAAAATTCAAATACTTAAAGTCGGGACATGTCCGTAATTAAATCTTCTAATTCAACATCTTCTGCAATTTTTAATGATCCTTCTTCATCTTCATCTTCATCTGTATCATAATCACTATCATCATATTCTGATTCTCCTTCTGTTTCAGTTAATTCTGATTCTGAATCTGAATCTGTTTCTGAATCTGATTCACTATCTTCAATCTTGAGTAATTTCTCTTTAAATTTTTGAAATTTTGAAATTTTTCCAAATGGTCCTTCTCCTTTTGATAAACATGTATTTACAATTTGTTCTTTAACACCATATGGCAACTCTGAATAAGTAAATATCTTTTTATCATTATAAGCAATAGTTTTATAATGATTGCCCAACCATTCCGTCATTATATAATATTTTGGTCTAAATCCACCTTCTTTTGCTACTAAATCATCATTTAATTGCCCACATTGAATTATATTATCTATATCTTCATTATCAAATGCCTCTTCGGAGAGAATTATCATCTTAAAATTTAATACACTTTCTAATGTTGATATTGTCCATGTCTCAGCCCAAAAACTACTTGTTTGTAAAACCTTTTTAAATTCTTTAAATGTATTAATATTTTTCATAAATCTAAATTCCTCCAATAATGTTAATGCTTCTTTATGTTCTTTTTGATTTTCCACATATATTTCTTTATTTGTACGTGTTTGTTTTGCCAATATTTTCTTATTTGTAACATTCTTTTCTAATTTAAGTTTTTTAATTATTTTATCATTTTCTTTTTTTAAATTTGTTAATTTCTTTTTCAATTCTAACGCTTCTTCATTAAACATATTAAACATTCCTTTAAAATTATTGAATAATTCTTCTGTTGCTTCTCTAGATAAAATTTTTCTTAAATCACTAACTGTTACATCTTTTCCTATTGATTTATATGCTTCTCTCACAACTGCAAAAAAACAATCACCTCCACCTTCATTATCAATTAATTCATAGTTATTATTTCTAAATAATTCTTGAACCCAGTTATCACTTTTTGTGATATCATATTTTCTCTGTTGTTTTATATATTGGCTATATGTTTCATCATCTTTATATGGTTCATCATCATTTGAAAAAGGTTCAATATATTCTATATCTTCATCGTCTGAACTTTCTGAATCTTCATCCTCTTTATCTTCTTCATCATCCGAACTTTCCGAATCTTCATCACCTTCATCATCTTCATCATCTTCATCATCTGAACTATCATCATCAATTATATCTAATGGTGAATCTTTTACAACATCCTCATCATCTGAACTATCATCATCAATTGGATTTGATGGCGATTTTTTTACAACATCTTCATCTTCATTCTCTCCATCGGAGAATTCATATTTAAACTTTTCAAGTAATGATTTATTAACAAAAGAAAATAACAATGGTTCATCTAATTTATCAATATCTACCTCACCTTCACTCGTATCATCCATAATATTTACAAAATCAGATGCTATCATTTCGTATACACCAATTTGGTATTCAACAGTTGAATCATTTATTAAATAAATTGGTATATATATAACATCTTTATCCATATATGTATATTTCTCTTTACCTAGGGCAACTAATACATCTATTCCATCATATTCAATTAAAAAAGCGGTGGTTTCATGTAACATATCCTCATCACTCATTTCTTTATTCTCTCTATAGGAAATATCACTCTTGATTTTTGAATCTAACATTTAATATAATATATACATAGACTAAAATTATTATAGTTTTTCGAATGCTTCTACAATATCACAAAACTTAAAAATTGACTTGTTTGAGAGGGATTTATAATTTTTACGGTTCATCTTTGAAATATCTTCGAAATTTTCTAAATATCCTTCGAAATCATCAATGTCATTAACTAATATTTTATGATTATCTCCAATAATACTCTCAATCAATTCACTAATTTCATCACATACAAATGTTTTCTCATCTTTTTTGATATTATCTTTAAATGCAAGTGTCAATTTAAACAAAACGTCTACATACTCATATTCACTAATGAGCTCAAACATAAACAAATTAGATATAAATGTTGCAAATGATTTTCGACGTTGTGATTCAATGTTATTTTTACAGAATTCATCATAATTTTCGTCTGGGTTTACATATTTAATATCATACAATGTTTTCATTTTATCTTGCAAAACTTTATTAAATTCTTTCTCAATTGATGAATGTTTTTTATAAATTTCTGATACCAATCTAACATATTGTTTTGAATAAAATGCGTTTGTACAACTAGTATCAATAATTAGATTACAAATATCTCTCCACATGTTATTAACATCTCCTTTTACAATAACATCATTTTCTTGTAGTTCGAAAATTTTAAATAAGATTTCTTCTTTAATTACATGGTAATTGCTATCACTAATTTTATTCAATAAAGCTCTAACATTATTCAATTCTTTCTGACATACATCTTTTGCTTGTTCCATTTTTGTGCTCTCAAAATTACGAATTGATGACCATTCATCATCGGTTAGCTCTCTGCCGCTACCATGTTTATTTCGACGTTTTTTATTTGATTGATCATTTGCAATACTATTTTCTTGTTGTGTTAGCAAAGCATTAGTATTTGAATCATCAGTATGTCTTTGTTTTTTAAAAATCGGTGTTTTGATATAACTTGGTGCTCCAACTTGTTTCGAAATCTTATTGATAAGCATTAACGAATACTCCGGCAAATCATATGTAAACCCCCCATTTTGAATTGTGTAAAAATCACTGTGTGTATATTTAATTGTCTGCATAATTGTTAGATTTAATATATATTATGTTATATTATCTTTATATCAATTTTTTTTCTTTCAATTAAAATCCATAATAAAAATTGAAGTAAATAATACTTAAAGGTATAGTAATAACTTATACTACTATGAATTCTAACGCTAACACTGATTCTAACGATAACACTAACACTAATTCTACTGATAAAATGGATGCAAGAACCGCAACATTTGAAAATTGGGACGATGATAATCTTGATATTAAAACTAATGTTTTGAGGGGTGTATATTCCCATGGTTTTGATCAACCCAGTCCTATCCAGAAAAAATCTATTATTCCTCTTATTAGTGGTTTTGATGTCATTGGGCAAGCTCAATCTGGAACAGGTAAAACTGGTGCATTTACTGTTGGTGCTTTGCAAGCTGTTGATGAAACCGTAAATGCTCCACAGGTTATTGTTCTAACTCCTACGCGTGAGCTCACTCTACAAAATAAAAATGTTATTGATTCCATTGGAACATTCTGTAAATATCGAACTCATCTTATGGTTGGTGGAACATCTATTAATGATGAAAAAGATATCCTAAGTAGCCATGATAAAGCACCTCATATTATTGTTGGATGTCCTGGACGACTATATGATATGTTGCGACGTGAATGGCTTAATCCTTCAAAAATCAAACTTATTATTCTTGATGAGGCTGATGAGATGTTGTCATCATGTTTCAAAGAACAGGTTTATCATATTCTACAATATATGTCTAGCGAGGTTCAAATTGCTTTGTTTAGTGCAACTATGCCTGAGGATGTTAAAGAACTAGCATCTAAATTTATGAATGACCCTGTTACCATCTTTGTTGACTCTGACATGCTAACATTGGAGGGTATTAAACAGTATTATATTGCACTACCTGATGATCAACAGAAATATGAAGCTCTTAAAGATATTTTCCATAATATTGTATTTAGTCAAACCATTATCTATTGTAATTCTGTTAAGAGAGTTCAAGATCTGAATGAAGCAATGAAAGTTGATGGATTTCCTGTTATTTGTATCCATAGCAACATGACGCAAGATGAACGTTATGAAGCAATTAATGATTTTAAATCTGGAAAACATCGCGTTCTAATTTCATCAGATATTACAGCACGTGGAATTGATGTTCAACAGGTGAGTGTTGTTATTAATTTTGATGTTCCTAAGAATAAGCATAAATATCTTCATCGAATTGGACGAAGTGGTCGATGGGGTCGCAAAGGATTGGCAATTAACTTTGTTACTCGTCGTGATACAACATATCTTAAAGAGATTGAGGAATGGTATCAGACACAAATTGAAGAACTTCCATTGAATTATGCTGATATTATCAAGACTATGTAATTTACAAGACTATGTAATTTACAAGACTATGTAATTTACAAGACTATGTAATTTACAAGACTATGTAATTATTAACGTTTAAAAATAAAAATAAATTTATTATTATTTTTTAATGAACCAAATTCGAAATACTTTTAAGTTGCCAATTGAACATACAGATTATATAGAAACTGACAAACATGTTATTGATGATTTAGAATTAAATACATCTTATTCTTCTCTCTTTAATAACTTTAAACAAAATGAATTGTCATCTATTATATCAGATAAATGGAAACATTTCTATTCTAATGATATATCATTTCTTAAACAACAACAGATTTTTTTATCTAAATTTTCTAAACTTAATGATGCAGATAAACAAACTCTTCGTGATAATATTGATACATCAAATAAGTATTTTAATAAATGGAAGGAATTTAAACAACATCAAGACTTTCTAACTAAATTTCAATTTGTTGATTGGAAACAACTTAATTTCTTAAATACACATCCTTTTTTTCTTCAAATTATAACATATTATAACTTTGCAAGTCCTTTATTTCATATATTAATGCCTGTTATTTTACTTTTAATTCCATTCGTTATTATGAAGATTATTATGAAAATTCCTTTTACATTTGATATGTATAAAACTTTATTAGGTACCTCTTTTAAAAATCATGCGTTTGGCAAGATATGTAGTGCATTCTTTGGAGAAGGCTGTTCTAATATCTCTCTAAATACAAAATTATATGCTGTTGTTAGCGTTGTTCTATATGTATTTACATTTTATCAAAATATTATTTCGTGTATTAAATATTATACAAATACTTGTTTTATTAATGAATTTTTATATGATACACAAACATTTATAAACTCTTGTAATTCTAGTCATGATATATTATATTCTATTAGTAAAGATACACAAGTTATTGGGTTTCATAATGAAGAATTGGAGAGAATAAAAATTATTAATACTATTCCTATTAATATACATAATGAATTATTTTCTTTTAAAAATGTTAATAAAGTTGGTAAGATGATGTTTGATTTTCATAATCTATATCAGTCTGATAGTATAGATGATTCTTTTTCATATTGGTTTGGTTTTCATGGATTTATAGGTAATTTATTCTCATTAGAGGAGAGAATAAAAGATAAATCTATTTCAAAATGTTCTTTTTCTAAAAACAAAAATATATTTAAGATGAAGAATTTATATTATATAAATCAAATAGACAGTATTAAAAATAATATCACATTAGATAAAAATATTATTATTACTGGACCTAATGCGTCTGGTAAAACAACCATACTTAAATCTGTTTGTATTAATCTCCTTCTCTCCCAACAGATTGGATTTGGATGCTATTCATCATTTAATTTTAAATTATTTGATAATATACAATCATATATTAATATACCTGATACATCTGGACGCGACAGTTTATTTCAAGCTGAATCAAGAAGATGTCTCAATATTATTGACTATATAAGAGAGAATCCAAATAATTCCATTTTTTGTATTTTCGACGAGTTATTTAGCGGAACAAATCCCTATGAAGCACAAAAATCTGCTATATCATATCTCAAATTCCTTGATAATTATAAAATCAAATACTTATTAACTACACATTTTAAAGATTTATCTAAACTTGAGAATAAATATTGTAAACAACAATATATGGACGTTATTGTCAATAATAATACATATAATTACACATATAAATTATTACCTGGTTCGTCAAATGTATTTGGAGGATTTAAAGTATTAAGGGATCTTGGATTTCCAATTGAAATAACTAATAATTTATCTTAAATAACATCTCGTTAAATTTACTTAAAAATTAATATCTTATTTAACTAAATAAGTTATGGTATTAAGTATAGGGCTAGTTGTAAGTTTAGCATTTACCACATTTTTATGCGTTTTGTTATTTCTTTATGTTAGACAAAGAACCAATAGTGTTGAGAATAAAATTCAATCATTATTTCAGTTTGTGAAAGATGAAACATCACGTATTGCGAATAAAGGTATAACAATATCAGAGGCTCCTCCAACATCCAATATTATGAATAATACAGATGATTCTAAATCTGTCTCAGAAACTGATTCTGATTCTGATTCTGATTCTGATTCTGATTCTGACAGTGAATCTGACGATGGACTTATTGAGGTTTCATCTGATGAGAATAATGATGTTAAAATCATTGAGGCTGTAAATGTTGAAGAACAAGATGTTGTTAATAATAGTTTGGTATTTCAAAATGTAACCAAAGACAATGATACTAGAGAAGATGAACTATCTATATATAATAGTGATGATGACAATGATGACGGTAGTGTTATCAATGAGGTATTACATAATATGAAATCACCTGTTAATATTGTTAAAATTAGTAATAGAAGTTCATATATCGAATCAGGTGAAGAATCAGGTGAAGAATCAGGCGATGAACCAGGTGATGAATCTGGTGATGAATCTGGTGATGAATCTGGTGATGAATCAGGTGATGAATCAGGTGATGAATCAGGTGAAAAATCACACGATGAATCAGATGATATCATTAAGGACAACACCAAATCTAACGTTATTGAGGAATCTAAATCAACAGTTATTGAGGAGACCAAACCTACGGTTGGAAAAACTAATGGATATGATTCAGATGATAGTGACTACAAGATAAGTGTGTCTGTTGATAAAGACATATCAAAAAACAATGGTTCTAATAATGATATTGGTTCAATTAAGGAAAAGTTAGCTCAAACTAATGTATCTAAACTCCCAGTTTCCAAATTGAGAGATTTAGTACTAGAATACAAACTGCATGAAAATCCTAAGAAACTTAAAAAGGGTCAATTGATTGAATTATTAATGAAATAAATATTGTTATATTATAATATACAATGAGTTGGGGAACGTGTTATAAAGCAACAAATAATATACATTCTACATTTCCAGCAATGATGAGTGATGGCAGACTCCATACCAATTGGGATACTGCATGTAACAACAATAAAACTATAATAAGAGAGAATAATATTCAATCCAATTTTGAATATAGGCAGTTTCTTATTAATAATTCTAAAAACATTATGAACGCAAATATGAATAGTTCATGTAATGATATAGGAGCTAAATCATATCCTGGTTCTAATGCCACACCACAAAACCGATATCTTTACAAATCAATTAATGATAATTACACACCTTATGGATATGAAAATAGTGATCTAAAAAATATATATATCTCCAAACAGAGATTACAATCTAGAATGACAGCACCTATTATGAGTCAATATAAATCACTTAATATGCCACGAGCTAATTAGAAAATATAATACATTAAAAAATAAAGATAAAAACATATCATTATTCTTTAATTAAGGAATAATTATGAAAGTGATTAGTTTTGATGTTGGAATTAGAAATTTAGCATATTGTTATTTTGAAATACCTGATGAAAAAACAAATGATTATCTTTCTCTGGTTAAATCAATAAAGGTTCTGAAATGGGATATTATTAATCTATCAAATGATGATAATGGTTTAATATGTAATCAAATAAATAAAAATAGTAAATCATGCAAATCAAAGGGAATTTATAAACATACTACGAATATTTATTGTAAAAAACATGCGTTAAGTAGTCAATATATTGTTCCATCAAAAGAGACTAATATTAGCTCATTAAAATCAAAGAAAAAGGATGTTATTGTCGATATATATAAAAAACTTTCATTTCAATTTAGTGATATTATGAAAGAAACAAAACAGTTTTATTTAGAGAGAATCAAAGAAATTCTAGATAAAAAGTTATTAGAAAAAGCAAGTAAAATAAATGTTAAGGATATAAGTTTAATTTCAGTTGGAATTGAGGCCAAATTACAATTAGATTCGTTATTAGAATATACAAACAATAATTCAATAGACGTAGATTTAGTATTAATTGAGAATCAAATCAGTCCAATTGCAAATAGAATGAAAACAGTTCAGGGAATTATTACACAATATTTTATTATGAGAGGTGTTGAGAATGTCAAATATGTTTCATCTAATAATAAATTAAAGTTATTTATAGACAAAAAAACCACATATAAGGAGAGAAAAAGCGCTGGGATTGAGATAATGAATAATATAATATTGAAAGATTTAGAAAAAGGGAAATGGTTTAGTGTGTTTAATTCACATAAAAAAAAGGATGATTTAGCTGATTCATTTTTACAAAGTCTCTATTATTTAGTAAAATAAATATATATTAATGCGTCTTACTTAAAATTAAATGTTCTTATTAAATCATAAGAATATGAGTTCCCCCCAAATTATTGATATTGCGATTGATAAAATTAATATCGATGACGAACCTAAACAGTTATCTTTAAATAAGTCAAGTGAAAGTTCTAAAAGCGTTAATTTTGGCCCAGGAGTTGAAATGCTAATGAATCATAAAAAGAAAGATTCAAATGGTGGTAATAGAGATAGTGAATTAAGTGATTTAGATAAATTAGAAGGAGAGCTTAATGATTTAACTGATGATGAACATAGTCCAAAGAAAGGGTTTTCATCTGAGAAAAAATCATTTAATATGTCAAATGTATCATCTATACCAATGCAAACAAATTCAAATGGTCCTGACATAAAAATAGATAACGATAATATCAAATTAAATTTTGACCAACCTATAAATACAAAAAAAGATGAGACATGGGATGGTTTTAAGAAGTTTAACGAAATTCCTGTTAATCCAACAATAAATGTTTCTGATAAAAAGGAACCCATGTCAAAAGAGGATAGACTAAAGAAAAAGTATGAAACATTAAGAAAATTGGATAAATTGGAATCAAAAGGTGCAAAGTTATCAAAACAATATACAATCGATTCGCCATTGGAGGAAATGATATGTGAGCTCGATAATGTTTTAGAAGAGAAGGAGAAGAGTAATAGTATAAAATTTCAGGGTAAAATGATGGTTGCATGTATTACAGCATTGGAATTTTTAAACGGTAAATTCGATCCATTTGATATTAAATTAGATGGTTGGACAGAGAGCATTAATGAGAATTTAGATGATTATGACGATATTTTTGCGGAGCTTCATGAGAAATATAAATCTAAGGCAAAGATGTCACCAGAGCTCAAATTATTATTCCAGCTTGGTGGTAGTGCTGTAATGTTACATATGACAAATACAATGTTTAAGTCAGCAATGCCTGGTATGGACGATATTATGCGTCAAAATCCGGACTTAATGCAACAATTTAAACAAGCAGCTGTAAACACAATGGGTGATAGTAATCCTGGATTTGGTGATTTTATGGGTGGTTTAATGAACAGTCCTAAGACGACAGAAATACCTCGAACTAATAATGCACCTAATTCGCAGTCAAATCGAACCGATATTGGTATGAATCGTGGTGTACCAGATTTTGATGATTCAGTAAATGTGAATCAGGGATTTGGATCATATGATAATAAGAGACCAGAGATGAAAGGTCCAAGTGATATCAGTGATTTATTAGGTAATATTAAACCTAAGGGTATTCCACAGAGATCGACAAATCCAGTTCAATCAACAAATCCAGTTCAATCAACAAATCCAGTTCAATCAACAAATCCAATTCAATCAACAAAAGATAATGGAAGCACAATTAGCATTGATGATCTAATGTCAATTCAAAAAGATGCTGATAATATTCCACGAAAGTCAAGACGTCGTCCAAAATCTGAAAAAAATACAATTAGTTTAGATATTTAAAACAATATGTATATATTGTATAATAATGTATAAAAATATATATGTCATTAGTAATAATGACTATTTAGATGATGAATATAAGAATAATGATGATATTTTTCTTATATATCAGTTTTTTATTCATCCATCGGATGAGAGAAATGAAGAAATAAAATATTGTTTGAAAAGAAATGTTGAGTTGGGATTTTTTAAAAAAATAATATTATTGAATGAGAGAATATATAGTCAAAAAGAGCTCGGTTTAACTATCGATGAAATGGATATGATATTACAGGTTAATATCAAACATAGATTGAAATATAATTCAGTATTTACACAAGTAAAATTGCTTAAATTGAATGGATATATTGTTTTTTGTAATGCTGATATATTTTTTGATAAAAGTATATTGAATGTGTATAGAAGTAGATTATCAACTAAAAATATAATATACACATTATTGCGTTTTAATTTTAATACAGATGATGAAACTGATAAAGCAAAATTGTTCTGTTTTAAAAATGATAATAAACCCCGGCATGATTCTCAGGATTCATGGATTTATCACACATCACAATTAAATGTTACAAATAATCTTTTGAAAGATTCTAATTTTCAATTAGGTATGCCAGGTTGTGATAATAAGATTACATTTGTAATGTCTCATAATAATATGAAGTGTGTAAACGAGCCTTATAATATAAGAACATATCACTATCATAAAACTGAAATTCGTAATTATTCAAGAAAAGATTTGATTTATCCACCTTACATATTTGTAATGCCAATAATTCGTTAATGCCAATAACATATCTATTTCTTAATTTTTACAGCCTTACATAATTTTTCAAATACTTTTTTCTTAAACTTCTCTCCATCTTCGGATGAACCTTTTAAAATTTGACAAGTGATATCTGTTATTATGTCAAATTTTGTGTCATTATCCATCCAATCTGGATTTTTTTGTTTCCATTGTTTCAGTTCATATATTTGTTTTGTTGTTACATCACATAATATTTTATTAATTTTCTCATTTTCAGAATCAATATTCCATTTTTCTTGGTCTTTAATAAAGAATTTCTTACGTTTAATATCGGTGCATTGGATTGGTCGTTTTGTTTCTTCTAATGCAATTAAATTATCTATAATGGAACGTTCCATGCCATATACATATCCATTATCTCTTATTTTTAATAAATCACTATAATCAATTTTAAGTGTATTAACAAAATCACTTAAATTCAACGCATCTTTACAATCATTATTTAAGTAGTTCATAACATTAAAAGAATTAGTATTGTTATTTTGTATGATCTTAGGTTGCTTTGCGATTTCACATAATGCTTTATTTTGTGTTTCAATGGTTTGTTGGATGCTTCCTGTTAATTTACTATTTTCATCTATTAATTTTTCAACTAGATTCTCGAGTCTTTCTGTTTTTTTTTCATCATTTTTATTGTTCTTATCATCAAATAAATGTCCATTTTTGTTTATGACCATAGCATCGTCACAAGTAGTTTTTTGCTCGTTTTGTATCGAAAAACGAGTCAAAAACGAGCGATGTTTCTGAGACCGTAAGTGTCTATTAAAATTACATGCCTTGCTTGTAGAATAGTCACAAAGTTCGCACAAAAACGAATCGTCAAAAAAGTAGTTTTCTACTGGAAAAAGTAGTTTTTTGCTCGTTTTCGAGCAGGCTTGTTTATGTTTCTTCGTGTTAATATGTTTCTTCATATTTGATTTCTCACTACTATAATAGTCACATACTTCACAGTGATATTTCCTAATTTTTTCATGGTAACAAATATTTTCAAAAATTTCAGTTTTTGACATAAATCCGATACTTTTCGAGCTCATTATATAAATACAAGAAAATATATGTTTATGTTTTAATCAAAATTTTTTGTTTATCGTCACAACTTTTGTTTTTTATTTTTTGTTTTTCTTACTTGTCAGTCACAAATCAAAGATTTTGACCCTTTTTTCATAAAATATCTAGGATATGTAAAAATGGACAAATATTTGTCCAAAAATGGATTTCTCAAAACAAAACCAGAAAAAACATTCATTATTTGATTGATTCTTTAAGTTCAATATTTAATATATATTATGAATTCAATTTAAAGAAAGATGATTACAATCATCGAATAACATCACAGGAACATCATTTCTTATATATGTACAGTCACCTTTGCTATTCCATCCAACCTGTAATGTTTTGATTTCTACACCATGTTTCCATGCGTCCCTTACTGCTGCTAAATAAATAGGGTCATTGCGCGCAATCTCAAACGACGTAGCGTCTTCTCTCTGTATTACAAATAATAGAATACAACGAATCTCATTGCGTTTCTGCTTTATACTTTTTAATTCAGTTACATGCTTTAATGCACGCTCACTCACAGTTGCCTTTTTATTTTTACGATATCCATCTGGAAAATATGCTACTCCTTCTTTACAAAGAGGCACATTTTTCACTTCTAGAATAAAATGTAAACCATCTTTGGTTTCACCTGTAAAATCAAACCGTGAATTTAGAACGGTAACTTCTCTCGAATATGAAGCAATTTTTATTCCTCTAATCAATTGTGGTTTTATAGCATTTAGAGTAATTTCTTCGGCAAACTTTGGATAAATTCCCACATATACACCATTTTGATTTGATAACACAATCCTAAAATCACACTTTGTATTACCATTTAATTCAGTAACAACAACAGTTGAACCTTTGTCTGATAGTCCACAACACCCTAATGCAGGGGTATGACCTAGATATTCAACTCCATAAATTTCAATATCGGCAACATATGGTGATTTAATATGTCGCGATGGACGCTTAATAATTTTTGCTTCATCATACACATTGATAGAATATAGATTAATAGCCATATTTGTTATGATTGTTATACAGTTTAAATTTAAAATTGAAACAATCAATTTTTAAATATAAGAGAGAACAACCCAATATATCAACATGCTCAAACGCGTTATCAATACCAAATTTAGACCATTTATCAATATTAATGAATCATTTATAAATGCGCAATTTCAAAAAATGCAAAATAGAAATCCAGATTTGAAACACAAAGATATACAGATTAATGATTATTCTTATACACCAATTACATCACCATTTTATTTTGATATTAATTCCCAATATAAAATTAAATTCCCATTGACATATGAGATTCAAAAAAAGTTCGACAAAAATATGGATTATAATATGTTTAATAAACCATTAATTCTTCATATGGTAAAAGTAATTGATGGAAAAGAAGTTCTTATTGGATATGTTAAACAAAATGTTACACTTAATGATGTAATTTATGAGAAATGTTCAGATAACACCATGTTTAGGAAAGTATTTGAATTAAAAGATGCATTGATTAGTGATAAAGCAATTACAGCTTATATTTATTTGGCATGTTTCGCGTATATTGCTGAAGTTATATGGATTATAAAAACTATAAATCATTTCTAATTTTTGAGTTTGATTGGTTTTGGAATAACCATTGAATGAACCGGTTTTCTAGATGGCATAATTTGTTTTTTATCCAAATCATCATTTTTTGTAATATCTTGTTTAATTTTATTTATATTATTAAAATCAAGATCAATACATATTGTACGTAATAATATATTGTTATTATCATAATATGAAATATTTTGTTTATTACCGATTATAACATCATAAATATAAAATGTATCACCATTTATTATACATGTTTTTCTATTACTTGAACAATCTGTATCTAATTCGGGAATAACAGTTCGTGTTTGTTTACAACCCATATATTATATGTATTATTATATTTAATTATATATCATATATAAATATGCTTGGTATAATAATTTATGAAATTTGTGATATAATCTATAATGTAGGAAAAATAGGTTATAATTGTATTGATTTTGGAATCAATAGTATATACGGTAAAAAACCATTTAATGAGATAGATAATGCTCGTGACATGGAAGGTAAAATGTATTTAGAGAGAATATTAAAATTAGAAGAGAAAATTAGACACATTGAACAGAGAGAAAGCATTATATTAAATAATAAAAATCATTAAAATACTTATTTAAATATAATTTATAAACTAGAACATAAAAAAATGAACAAATATATCCCTCATGACAAATTAAATAAAATTAATAAAGTATTCATTAACGAATGTTTTAATAATCTAAAAGAAAATAATCCTAAACTGTTGGATAAAATAATTCATATTACAGATGATAGATTTGTACCAATGACAACATTTAGAAACGATGATAAATTGAATAAATTTAAGATTAAATTTCCACCAGTTTATAATATTAACAGGGAGATGTATAGAAAATATAAACATGCAGAATATAACTATTGT